GCGCGACGAGGCGTCTGGACTGCTCAGAATCATGGGCGTGTCCGATGCCGAGCTCGCCCCGAAGAGCGTAGTTTGCCTACGTCACGTCTCCGGCTACAACATAACGCACTCCCTGCCGTGCTCGGACATTCAAAAGGCATGGTGGGTGTCCGAAAAAACGCCGCGGACGAATGAAGAGCTATGGGAAGGCATCAGCGCAGGGCGGTACGACTTCGCGCGCAAGCCGACGCGCCGCGGGACGAACGATGACCTGGTCCGCCGCGTCTTCGCTTTCGGGGAGGATGTGCGCCGAGATGATCCAGTTGCCGCGCGCGCCGATGCCATGGATTCGCTCGTCGCCGAGCACCCGCGCGACGAGCACGATGTGCGGACGGTGTCATTTTTTCATCCTCTGCTCCTGCGGGCGCCGAAGCGTGGCGAGAAGACTCTCGAAATTGAGATCCGTTCGCTCATCGGCGAGTTGCACCTGAAGAGCCGGACGTGGCTGAACATGACCTGCAATTGGTCATGGAGCGGAAAGCGCCTGCTCATTCCGTTCATCCGTCATCGCCGCCCGCATCGGCTGACCGGAATGTCGGCGGCAGGCGACGTGGCCCCGCTTCAGAACCTTGTCTCCAACTTCCTGCATCTCCAAATGCAGAACAAGGTGCAGAACGCCATCAAGGTCCACTTTTACCGCGAAAACTCGGCCACGGATCGTTACTTCAAGCAACATCCCGGTCCCCTACGTCCCGGGCAGCGCATACCGTTCGATGAACCTTCCGACGTGAACTCGGTGCAGCTCGGCGCCCCGATCGAAACGCTCGCTCCGGAGATCGCCGTCATTCGCAGCATGGCGGACGATCTTCTCGTGCGCGACGAGACTTCCGTGCCGAATCGGACGCCCGGAGCCACGGTCGCACAGGTTTACCAGCGCGCGAAGGAGCAGTCCGTAGCGACGATGCGCGGCATTCGTCGGTCCATCGCGCAGGCGGCGATGATGTACGTGGAGACGGTCGCGCAGTTCTCCGCGTATGCCATCATCCCGTTCAACGACAAAGATAAACGCCGCACTACTTCGAAGATCATTGGCTTCCCGCGTGAGGTGATCTCGCAGCATTTCTCATGTCACGTCACCGCGACCGGAGACGACGATTCATCGCAAGCGCGTTTTGAGAAGGCCGGTCTACTCGCGCAGCGCGTCGAGTTGCAGAACGAAGCGGACATGAAGTTGCTCTCGATTGCCCTCGACGGCGAGCAGCCGGAGGCGAAGCGAGATGTGGCCAAGTTCATGATTCTGCGCGGCAATCGTTTGCTTGCCGAGCAGATTCGGAGTTACCGTCTCGATACTCAGCACTTTGTCATCGACGAGAAGATGCTCGCCGAATTGGAGCAATCCCTCCAAGAGGAAGCTGCACAGAAGGCCGAAGAGGCTGCCGCGATGGCGGCGCAAGGAGTGACCAGTGGCGCGAACGTTTCTCCCCAAGGAGCCCCAGGATCTTTACCCGCCGCTCCACCCGGACAGGGACCACCTGGCGGCGTGCCGGGACAACCCGTTCCTGCTGGAATACCTCAACCGCCTCAACCTGGAGTTGGACAACAACCGGCGCCGCCTGTCCAATGAGAAGACACGCGAGGAGTTCGATTTTAAACGCGGCGAGATAAAAGGAATCGAAAAGGCGTTCAGCATTCTCGACACTCTGCGCGTCGAGATCGAAAACCCGCCAGAACCAGAAGAGGAGCAGTAGGTTATGAACTTTGACGACGAACTCGCCAAACTGCACGAAGCCAACGATACTGACACCCCTCCAGAGGCGCCGCCTGAGACGCCTCCGGTTGCGACCCCCGCTGCCCCTGTCGTCGCCGCGCCGCCCGCCGAGCCTGCGGCTGCCGTCGCTCCTGCGCGCGTGTATTCGCTTGATGATCCCCTTCCGGACATTGACGATATCGCTCCGTCATTTCGTGGCAAACCGCTTCGGGCGCTTCTGGATGATCGTCGTCAAGCGATTGCACAACGCGACGAAATCGGGCGCGTAAAGAACGATCACGAGAGCGAAAATCGCGTTCTAAAAAGTCTCCTTCAAGTTCTGATCGAGCGCCAGCCGCAAACTGCCACGGCTACGGAAACGCCAAAGACGCCGACGTTGGAGGAGCGCATTCGGACGGAGCAACTTGATTCGCTCCTCAACGTTGATTCCGCCCTCGCACTCGGTCGTACTGCGGAGCTGGCCGCAGAGGCGGTCCTCCCGCAGATCAACGGGCAAATCGCGCCGCTCGCCGCAACTGTCAATCGCCTGGAGGCGGAAGCGCGCGATGGGCGAATCTTCCGTGCGCACACCGAAGCCGGGAGACTCCTCAAACGCGAGCAGGCGGAATGGAAGGGCGAGGCGGAAGTAAATGCCATCAGCGCCGCAGTGCTCGCACTCCAACTCCCGCTCGACGATCCGCAGAGTTACGTCAAAGCGTCGCGATGGATTGACGATCTCGCGACAATCCGGACGCCCAAGAGCGCCGTCGCCGCGCCGCCCGCAGCGCCAGCACCGACGACGCCTCTCGCCCCCGTTCCTCCTGCTGGAACTGGCGCTGCCGCCGCCCCGCCAGCGCCGAGCAATCTCAGCACGCTATCGTCGCGCGATCAGGACACGCTCGACAGAATGCGCAAAAACTTCGAAGATGCCACTGGACGCAAGATGCCGAAAGACGTGTGGGAAAACACGTATCAGCGCGTCGCAGCGAGCGCTCCGCGTCGGCGCAGTGCATAATAGGAGAACGACATGCCAGCACTCGAAAACGATTTCACTGCCGTTCAAGCAAATCCGCTCTTCGCTTTCAGGGCTCCTGCGAACCTGCCCAAGGGCGCAGTGCAACGCGTACACGGTGATCACTTCATCACCCCGAAGGAAGAGGTTTCAAACGAGTTGTCCGTGCTCGCCATCTACCCAGGCATGTTCCGTTATCGGGCGAACCCGGCGATGGAGATCGACTTCGCGTTGTGGAACGATTCGGACGACGATCAAGGGTATTCGCTGCGCGATTGGTCGCGCCTGACCGGCGCAGGGTTCGTCGAGGCGCAAGCGAAAGATTTCGACGTGCAGTACCGCTATCGGCAGTTGTGGAAGCCCGACATGGGCAAGCGCATCACGCTCGGCGGACGCACGAAGCCGGCGACGGTTCTCATGTGGCGTACCGGCGAAGTCGCGAACGAAAAAGAGCGAGCAAAGCTGGCCCGCTCGGACGATATTCAGAAGTCAGTCGAGCAAAAGGCTGCGGAAGGTGTCAAGACCGCGATGGACGGCCTCGGCATGGAGCTCGCGCTCGACAACGTGTCTTTTGACGAGGGCGAAGAAATCGAAATCGGGCTGAGGGAGGAGGTTTAAGTTGGGCACATTCTCGGGCATCCGCGGTCAGTCGAATTATGACCTCGGCAGCGCGGTTTACGATCAACTCACGCTGACGACTGCGGCGTCAAAGATCATTCCGGGGTCTACGTCTCTGTCGCTGCGCAACAACGCCGATTCCGCAGACAATCTCATCATCACGAATGCGGGCGTTGCGACCGTGAGGGCGGGACTCGTCATCACTGCGGGAGGCGCGACAGTCACTGCGGGTGATCTCACGATGACGGCGGGGAATCTCATTTTCTCTGCGGCGTCGGCGAAGGTCATTCCAGGCGCCACATCGCTGCTTTTCCGGAACAACGCCGACTCGGCGACGAACATCACCATCACCGATGCCGGTGCTGTCACGGTGCGCACGACGCTGACGGCCACGGGTGGTATCGCGGCTGCGGGCGGCTTCTCAACCTCGCCGCGCAACATGCACACGGGGGGTATCCCAGCCACGCAGACGACGGACGGCAACGACACGACACCCGTCATCACCGAGACGTACATCGCGGAAGTTTGGGTTGCGGCGAACGTGTCGGTTACCGGCGTGGCCGTCCTCAACGGCTCGGCTGTCGGAACGGACAAACTCGTCCTCGCGATCTACGACTCCACCGGAGCCGTTGTCGCGAACACCGCGACGGCTGGTACGACGGCGTCCGGCACCGACGCCTATCAGAAGGTCAACCTGACGGCGCCGGTGACGCTCAAAGGACCGGCAACGTACTACGTGGGGCTTCAGGTCAACGGAACGACCTACCGCTTCAACTCGCACATCCTCGGCACGTTCGGTGCGTCGAAGAAGACCGGCGAGACATTCGGTACGCTGACGACGATCACGCCGCCGACGACGTTCACGACGGCGCAAGGCCCGATCGCATCGCTCTACTGAGGTAACTGATGGTCATCACTTCGTCAACGCACAAGGGATTTCTCCTCTCGCTCTTCTACGTCGGTGGCACTCCAACCGAGCGCCGGTTCCCGATTGAGCGCGTGGAGGCGGCGTCGCGATGCCTCGAAAAGCTGCGCGCCGACGCGGAAGTGACCTCTGACGGCCACTCCACCGTGATCAACTTTGTTGACGGAGACGTAGAATTCGCGGAAGATGAAGCGGGACTGCTCCGAGACTTGCTCTCAAGCCTCACAGAAGCATCACCGACCGAGCATCGACTGATCTGTGAAGTGAAGTCACTTTTAGCGCCCATCGTGGCGCTACAGTGAGGCGAGGAGAAGGGTCATGAAGAATGACAGCAGGAGCACTCTTCGGCTGGTACGCCTACGACCAGTCGATTTACGACGAATGCGCTGAGTACCTGGACGAAGTCGCATCGTTCGTCGGCAAGGCCGGTACGCCAGTTCTCAAAAACTCGGCTGGCCGTATCGATGAATGTGGCACGGCCCCGGCGCTGATCTACGGCGTGATCGCGGAGGACGGACACGACGCCGCCGCGAGCGACACAAACAAAATCCTCGTCTACCGGATTCGGCCAGGCGACAAGTGGGTCATCCCGGTTTCTGAAGCCCTCGCGCTCAACATGCTCGGCGTCGCCGCTGGCGATCTCGGCATCGTGAAAGACTCAACGACCGGCCTTTGGTACGGCTCGACTGGCGATGCTGGCGCGCAGTGCCGCGTCGTCGATTTCGAGAAGGGTCCGACGCCTCCCGGCTTTGCCATCGGCGACACGCTTTGGGCGGGACACGTTCTGTTCCACTCGACGAAAGTGCAGGTTTTCTAAGTCATGACGATGACGCTCGACCTTTTCAAAGACTTCATCTACGCGACGCAGGACAAGGCGTTCGTTGAAGAGCGCACCGATATCCCGCGTACCTACACCAAGTACACTCGCAAGTGCTCGACCGAGAACGCCGACTTTCGCTCGGTGACCGGCGTCAAGCTCGGCCCGGCTGCGTATACCCCGCTCGGCGGGCAGTCGCATCTCGACGAGTACGCGCCCGGCAAAACCCTCGTCATCAAGCCGAAGAAGCTGACCATCGCCGTTCTGACTCCGCACGAGTTGGAAACGGACATGTTCAACAATGGGCGCATCAACGATGACAAGGTGAAGTTCTTCTACAAGATGGGCTCCGACATGCAGGACTCGCACGAATGGGCGTGGGAGCTGCTCTGCACGGACTTCTTCAAAAAGGGCACTTCGGCCACGCCGTCTACGTTCTGGCAGGGACCGGGCCGCGACGGGCTGCCGTTCTTCTCGGCCTCGCACGTCACGACCAAGGGCGTGCCGGTGACGTGGTCCAACATCATGCCTCCGGGGCCGATGAACCTGCTCTCGCTCACGGACGGAGTCGGCCAGTTGGAGGCGATTCCCGATGAGCGTGGACGGCAGCAGGGCGCGATCAAAAGGATCGGCATCTACCACGGCTCGTATTGGGCGTTCGTGATTCCGGAGCTTCTGAAGTCGAAGATGCAGCCCAACTCCGTCAACGTCGGCACCGTGAACGCCCTGACGAACCGGGACGAAGACATTGAGTGGGTTCCGATTCTCAATCGCTACATGGGTCCGACCGACACGACATGGGGCCTCATCAACCTCGATCAGAACGATATGTGCTTCTGGATCAAGGAAAAGCCAACGCCGCGGCGCGACGTGATCCCGCGTACCGGGTCCAAACTCACCGAGTATTACTCCCGCGTGGCGACGTTCTTCGAATCCGCGAAGTGTGCCGTGCGGAACAACGGCGTCTGATTTACGCGCGCGGCGAGGGTGGCTTAGATCCTCGCCGCGCAACTGTGTCGAATGGGAAAGCAGCCAGCAATTCCGCCTTCCGAGTTCAAAGAGCACCGAATTGAAGTCGGGCTGTTCTTCTGCGATATCTGCGGCTTCCCGTACCCCATCGATCAGAAGCGGCGACAGGTGGGGACGGACGGACTCTCCTCGTCTCAGTTTGTCGGCGTGAACTGCTGCTACGAGCCAAACGGCAGCTCAATCGATCGCGATCTCCTCGTCGCGTTTGCTGCGTCGGAGGCTGCGCGCTATACCGAAAAGGAGTTGCGCCCGCCTGAGCACGATGGCGACATGTATGCGGGAACTTCGCGTATTCCGTCTAATCCTTCGTTTGTCGTGAGTATTGATCCGAATCCGGTTGTGCTGATCGTAGGCTCCACAACGCCACGGACGGTCGTGCTGACTGGCAACGGATTCACCGCGAGCGACGTGATCTCGTACGGCGCCGAAGGAATTCTCGACGCGGAAGTGCCGGCGCTCGACTCGTCAACGCAGCGCACGCTTTCCATCTATTGCAGCCCTGATTTCGGTCCTGGACCGATACCGATTCCAGATACGGAGCAAGGCATTTATTCGTTCACGTTCAACGGCACCGTGTGGCCGTCGCTGTTCGATGTTCGCAGCACAACCGTCTGAGGAGGATGCATGCCCTTCGGTAATTTCTATCAGCTCTCGTATGAAATCGACGAAACGCAGGAGAGCACCGGGCCGCTCGACGTCGATACGGAAGCGGGGCGCGCCGCTCTTCATTCGGCGCTCGACGAAGCGCTGAACGCTGGCGCGACGCCGATCACCGTCGCCAAGCCGGAGTAACGCGCAATGCCGATCACGCACGTCACCACGGCCGGGACGCCGGTCCCGCTCATCGCGACGCCTGATCGACCGGGGCAGGACTGGGTTGGGGCGCTCACACTGCAATACAAACCGACGAAGTCGGACAATTCGACTCCCGCAACTGGAAAGATTTATATCGGTTTCGACGGGCTGACTGGCTCCGCAGTTGATTCGACGCACTACGACGCATATCTCTCGCCGACGATCATCGAGGCGACGCGCGATCTCGGCACCAACGGAATCGGCAACATGTGGCAGCGGAAGTCAGGCACCTACATCAACTCCGACAACGACGGCGAGGGTGTGAGCTGGTACGACGCGAAGGGATAGCATGGGCGGCATTACTACAGTTGGCGGCGGTTCCGGTGATGTTGTCGGGCCGTCGTCTGCGGTCGATTCAGAAGTAGCCGTGTTTTCAGGCACTGGCGGCAAAACCATCAAGCGCGCGGTGGCGTCTGGAATCGCGAAACTGGTGAACGGCGTGCTATCGGCTATTGCGTTGCCGTCCGACGCCACGAAGTTCTTAGATGGCACGGGAGCGTTCTCGACGCCCGCCAGCGGCGGCATCTCTCAGGGCCAGGGCGACGCGCGATATGCGATGCTCGACGGGACAAACGGCCCCGCCGTAGAATCTGGCGTTCGACCCGCCTGTACCCTTGTCGGCCCGGCAGACTCTCCTTACAGCGTTCAAACTACGGATTTTGTGATCATAGCTGATGCCACTGCCGGCGCCGTCGTTATCACATTACCTGCGGCGGATGATGGAAACCAGTTAGTCAGAATTAAAAAGCTGGACTCTACTGCCAACACCGTGACGATTAACGCTGCCGGAGGGCAGACAATCGATGGCGCGTCTAGCCTTGTGCTAACGACGCAAAATGAAGCCAAGGATTTTCAGGCGGTCAATCAGCTTGCAGCGTGGGTGATTTTATGAATGAGAACTTCACGATCATTCCCTTTGGTGAGTACACCGCGGAGCAGGTCTCCTTGGTGATGGAGCAGGACGCGCACACTTCCGCGAAGCTCGCCGTGAACCTGAACTCCCGCGGGAGCGACAGCCTGACGTTGACGCTCAGCTACGCGGACGGAGACGACACGCCGCAGCTCGTGGTGCCACTCGGCACGATCACGAGCGAGGGGTGGACGTTCTTCGATGTCGGTCCCGGCTTGCCGATCAACATCCTCGTGCCCGATCGCTTCATCGTGATCGCCACGCCGAACAACTCCGCGCCGAACACGTACGGTGTGTTCGTGACGCTGTACTGAGCGGGCCATGGCTTACAGCCCGCTCGGTTCCAGAATGCTAGGCGTCCTCAAGGGCGCCAACATGAACTCGACCGCCGATCAGCCGATCGCGATCGCTTTACCACCCGGGACGTCGACGTACGTCATTGACAAGATCATCGCCACGAATGCGTCGACGTCGCTCACCCTGGCCGCAGGGGGCCTTTACACGGCCGCGGCGAAGGGTGGTACGGCCATCGTGGCGGCCGCCCAGGTGTTCTCCGCACTCACGTCGGCAGCCAAGGTGCTCAATCCGACTCTTGCCGTTACTGATAAGCGCACGGAAGCAACACTATTTTTGTCACTAACGGTTGCTCAAGGTGCGTCGGCCACGGCTGACATTTATATCGTCGGCACGGTGCCCGGATGAGCCTGACCCGCGACGAGTTCCGCTCCGAGGTTCAGTTGGCGTGTCGCAACATGCCGACTTCGGACCCATACTACGGCGCAAGCGGCGAAATAATCGATCGCTTTATTGTACGCGGGCGAAACAAAGTCGTGCGGATGGGGATTGGCCCAAAGGGCGCGACCGATCGCTTTCCCGAACTCCGCTTCGATTGGACGATTGGTCCGACCGTCGCCGGGGAGAACATGGTTGCGCGACCGGCTGACTGTTTGGCAATCGACAAAATAACGAAGCAAGAATCGTCCGTAGCGCCGCCAGCCGCATCCTCCTCACTCCTTCGGTGGGCTGGCATTCGCGAACAGCCGGTCACGTACATGGAACGCAATAGCCTGCTGTACCTCTCCAAGGACACCGAAACCGGCTATGCGACGCTCTGGACTCGCGAGGGCAAGTTCATTCAGTTCTACCCAACAGCGGACGCTGATCACATCGATTATTTCCACGGTTACGGCATCCGGCGCGAGGTGCTGTCGGCGTCAGGCGACGCATTTGTAGCCGATGAGTTTTGGGACGATCCTACGATCATGGTGGCTGCGGCGATGATCATGGAGCGGCGCGGCTGGTACGCGAAGTCGCGGGAACTCTATCAGCGCGTCGAGGAGTACATCGCGCAAACGAGTGACGTATCTGCATTGGAGGGGTTAGGTGGCGATTCCGTCGTCTCGATCCAGGGCGCGCCGACTCGCGCCTCCGTCTATCGGCGCTGAGCCGCAGGCGGTGTCGGTCGCAATCGGCGGGAGCTTCGTCTCGGACGATCCATCAACGATTCCGGACGGATATGTCTACAAGCTGCACAACATGCTGATGCGCCCCGGACCACGGATCGACGCGCGCCCTCCATTTGTGTACGACAGCGTCATGCGCGTAACCGGACTCGCGCTGTGGGAGGATCTCTCTAAGATCACGCGCTTCGTGGCGTTCGACTCTGACGGCAAGCTTTATCTCAAAAACGCTTCAGGAGAGACGTGGGTTACGGAGGGATTCCCGATCACGACAGGGCTTCCCGCCAATGCGCGCCTATCTTCATGGACGAATTACAGAGGGAAGCTGTACGCGCTTTTTGACGACGGCGCAGGAACGCCGTCCGCTGCGCTCGTCTTCGATGGCGTCGCTGTCAATCTCTCACCGTTTAACTCGCCTATCCTTGGGAAATGCATCGCGGCATTCGGTGATCGTCTTTTTATCGCCTATGGGCGCATTGTTGTGCAAAACCTCTTGGGCACGACGAAGGCGTATGTCGCGACTGGAGGACAATGGACGCTGGTCAATGTGGACGCTGAAAACATCGCGCTTGGCACCGCAACGGTGGGGCGCCTGTCGCCAACGGCGACAACTGGCGCGGCGGCCTATGCCAAAACCGAGAACGTCGTTGCGCTGGCGACAACGGCACGTCGCGTTTTCCGCTGCGATCTTCAGTCGGAATCGGCCACGTACAACATGCCGATGACGTTGCTCGTGAAGCTGAAGGCTACATGGGAGACGGGAATGGCCGTCTCGAAAGACGCACTCGTCACGCCGAGCGCTTCGAACGGCTTTCGTTACAAGGCGTCGAATGCCGGGACAACTGGAGGCGCCGAGCCGACATGGCCGCTTGTACTGCGCGCCACAGTTACAGACAACGGCATCACATGGGTTTGCGTTGGCTCGGACACGCTCGGCTCACTCGAAACAGTGTTGGTGAATTCGACCGACTCTCCGTCGTTCGTGTCGCACTACATCCCCGCCGAATTGCCGCCGACGCCTGATGACTACGATGTGAACGTGCGTATCAGCTTCGGCAACTCTGCGATCCCCGTCATCTCGCTCGCCGCCGTAAACTTCTCCTATCGGGACGCCAAAAACGACACAGATCCATCTAAGGCAAACTTTGGCCAGCAGTTCACGCGCGGCGACTTCTACCCGCCATTCTTCAATAACGAATCGTCTGATACGCGCACGGTGGATTTGGATGCGCTGATCTGGTCCGAAACAAGTGAACCGTCACGAATTAGGGCCGCGAACAATTACCAGCCGAAAGAGGTCGCCGGTTACCCAACTGCACTACTTGTTCTCGGCGGGCGGCTGATTCTGTCGAAGCGCAGAGGGTTGTGGACGTTCAAGCTGACCGACGATCCAGATACGCCGATTCTGCCGGAAACTGACCCACTTGTCGGATTCGGCATTATCGACTCACTGGCGTGGACGATCTTCGAAAACGAGTTGTTTTTCGTTGCCGACGAAGAATGCTACCGCATGAAGGTAGGCAATGATCCCGTGCCGTTCTGCGGCGATGCCATGCGCGAGACGGTGATGATCAAAGGCTCGGACTGGATCGAATTTCAGAACCAGTTCAATAAGCCGTTTGCGTCGATGGATGAGAACAAGCGCGATCTGTGGCTCTGCACACAAAAGGGAAAGGCGTTCTGCTTTTCGCTCGGCTTCGGTGAGCGTCCTCCAGCATGGTCGATTCACGACGTGGCGAACGCCGCCGAATTCTCGGCATTGCTCTACAACCCTAACACGCGCAAGGTGCAGGCGGCATTCAACCGGAGCGGAGACACAGGATACGGGCTCACGCGTCTCGACACCGCGCTTACGCAAAAGGACGTGATCGACAATACTGCGGCACTTCTGGCCGGAACCGCCGAGTTCATTCCCAAGCCCATAGAGCTGTTCTCACAGCAATTCGAACTCGCGCTGCACGAACTCGGTCTGTACCACATGGCGACGGCATCACAGGCCGGTGACGAAACGACGTGCTGGATCTCGTTTGACCGAGGTAAGACGTTCACGAAGTTTTTAGATGTGCGCATCGATCTGAGCGTGCCGCGCGTGCCATTTCCAGTATTTCAGAGCGGAATCTCTGTCATGCCGAAGTTCACGCACACCGGTAACATGGGCAAGGCGGCGTTCTCCGTTTCAAAGTGCGACGCGCTTATCGAACTTCTCGGCGGCCTGTGGCCGTTCACTCAGCCGACGCAGGTAGGTAGCAACCTATGAAACGCGTCGTTTCGATCGATCTCATGACAGCGCAGGGCATCAGCACTGTCATGGCGAGAAACTTACGCCGCGTGCCGGAAAAGATCGGACCATTTGTCGGTTCGTGTCCTAGTTCGCCAGGACAGGTCGTTGTGACGCATAATCTCGGTGTGAAGCCTGACATGATCGACGTGCAGCCGATGGTTAGCGGTCGATGGTGGGCGGACGAAGCTGACATGAAATCCTGGACGGACAAGGTCGTCGTGTTTCATGCGACCGCAGCAGGACAGTACCGTGTGTTCGTGGAGAGCATCTGATGCCGACGATTCTCGATTGGGCGAAGTTCATTATGCAGGTGCGCGAGTCGCAGCGGCACGGCAACTTCGTAATGCCACCACTGACGCCAGAGCAGAAGGCGATGTGGGACCGCGTCAATCGCATGCTCGACAACACCCCGTCGCAGACGGCATACACCCCAATCCTCGCGTACGATCTCGGTCACCCCGCCACGCTGGATATCAATGCTCTGAAGCGCGGTGACGTAGGCTTCACGCCTGGACAGCACATGTCCTACGAGGACTTGAGTAAGATCATCAGCGGCGCGGCGAAGCCGTCCGGCACTACGCCGCCGCCGACTTCAACTCCGACAAGCGCCGGCGCTCCCACGAACGGCGTTGCCGGAGATCCATTCGGCCATATGACTTCGCCCGCTGGCTCGTCTGGAGATCCATTTGGTAATTGGCCGGACCCTAGCGGCACGGCCCACAACGTCACATGGGACGACATTAAGCGGTATGGACCGCAGGCAGTGAATGCCGTGAACGCGATCATCAGCGCGACTCCAGGCATGGCCTTGACTGCCGCATGGAACCTCGCCAAGCGAGCACTCCACATAGGGGATGAGAATAAGGAAGTCCCTACGCTGCCGTTGCGCCATAACGACGTGAGCGGTGGAACTCTTGAGCCAAATGGGCAGTCCTTCGGAAGCTTCTACGGGCCTATGCGCTATCGGCTCTCAATTGACGGCCATCCAATTCTTCAGACCACGCCTCAGCAACTCGCCGGTCAAACGTTCCTATCGAATCAGATGCGAGGGTTGCAGAACAATGGCGCGGGGACACCAGAAGGCCAAGGGATAGGCCAACCCGGCTTTGGTTATGGCCTGAATTACGACGACTTTTACGGCGGCAACGGTGATCCCTCCGCGCGCATTGGCGCACCTGGTTATGGGACTCCGTTCGGACGTGGCGGTAGCGGGCAGAGGGTGTGATGGCTGGACTTAACTACAACACGAACAGCTATTCCAATCCGTCCGAGTACAGCGACAAGCCATACTCGGATCAGCTCTACGGTCAGGAAGGCGCGAACACGCCGGGCGCCGTCGCGAACCAGCAGCAGAACCGCCGCGGCAGCACTGACGCGTACGAAATGTTTCGCAATGCGTCGCTTAACTGGCCGGTCAAAAAGCCACTCCAGAAACCCGCGCAGCCCGCGCCCGTCAACGACTTGGCCCGCCTGCTATCAACAGGAGCCTCAGCACCGCAGACTAGCGCCCCGACTGGCGTCACGCAGCAATCCCTTGCCAGCTTTTTGACCGGCAGCACGCCAACACTCCAGCCGCCAGCGACGGATCAGATCCCGCCGATTCCAGAGATCCAGCCGGCCGCTGTCAGCTCCGGAATCGGCGCGCCGGGATGGCAGCCACCAGTTAGCTCTCTTTCCTCCGACGCTTCGATGCCGCCGAGCGCGATGCCTCCAGCCACGGGCCCAGGAGTTGCCCCAGGACAGCCGAACCAGAGCGGCACGGGGATGGACATCCCTTCGATGATCGCCGCCAGCACAACCGATCCTGCTAGCGCTGGTAACCACGAATGGCTCAAGCCGCTTACCAACATCGGCGGGCCAGGAGATCGCCCGATTGGCGGCGGGGATGGCGGAAACGGTGGGGGAGATGGTTCTACACCGCCGCCACCAGTCACGACCCCGCCAGGCACAACTCCTGTGACGACGCCACCGCCGCCGCCAACCACGACTCCTCCGCCCTCCAATTATGAAGGGCCGTTGCCGAGTCCTGGCCCGTTCCCGCACAAAGGTGGTCCACCGCCACCGACGAAGAATGAATACACAGGGATGCCGCGTCCCGACGTGAATAGCCCGCTCTACGGCACGGAAGATCCGATGCGTGCGGCGGCGTGGTATCGAACCTTTACAGGTCCGAACGGTGACTACCGCGGCGTGACAGCCACAGACGTCGTCGAGTACCGCACATCCGGATCACCGCTCAACTTCGCCGAATGGTGGGACCAGAACCGCAGGCAGAACTCGCCGATGCGTCCCGTAGGCGACGCCGGAGATCCAGAGATTGCGGCTAAGTGGTACGCAGCCTTCCGCGGATATGAAAACGTCACCGCCGACGACGTGAACGCCTATCGCGAGTGGGCCGCTGATCCTGCGAACAAGGCTCAGGCGAACGGTGGGGTTGACTTCGGCCTGTGGTACGACTGGAATCGACGTGGCGGCGGGCAGAACCTCTACTCGTGGCAAGATCCGCGGACCAACGCGGGCATGACGTGGGGCAACACGCCAGGGCAGATCACAGACGCTCAGGCGCAGAGCGAAATCTCGAAACTTTTAGCTTCAATCCAGGCTGGCGGCACAGGCTTTCAAAAACAGGCCGAGGCGTGGAAGTCAATGACGGATGCGGACCTCGCGGCCATGGGGCTCACCGCTTCGCAAATCGACTACCTCAAAGGACGGCGCGGTGAGAATGGCGCCCTCATTCAGCAGAACGCGCCGCCGCCTGCTGGCACAACGCCACCTCCCGCCACCGCACCGCCGCCGTCAACAACGCCACCGCCGAGTACGACACCGCCTCCAACGACCACGCCACCACCTGAGTCAGGACCGCCGACTACTACGCCGCCCCCGCCACCGCCAACGGTTACCTCGACGGCGCAGCCGATCGACATGTCGGCAGTGACGCGGACGCTCTATGGGCCGCTCTTTTCGCAGCAACAGCAGGACTTGGCCCGAACGCTTAGGGCCCAAGCCGCTCTAACCGGGCAAATCAACTCTGGCGGTTTCAATGAGTCGCTGGCCCGCGGGGAATCGAACCTGTCCGCGCAGCAGGGCGCACAACTCGCGGAGCACACCGAATCCGCTCTCAATAGGCAACAGCAACTCGCCATTGCGCAGATGCAGGACTTGACGCAGCGCTTCGGCATTCAAACAAACGACCAGTTGCAGCGTTGGCTCAACTCTTCGGCGTCCGATACCGTTCAGAAGTACGGCATCGATAAGAACGATCTGTTGCAGCGGTACATCGAAGAGTTACGGCTTAAGGGCGTTCAGTATTCCGCCGATAAGCAGTACGACGCCGCAGCCATGTCTGCCGCAGCATCCAAGGCAGCCGCCGAGATCGGCGCCGCTACGAGTCGGGCGAATGTATCCGCTCAGCTCTCGCAACAGCGCTACGAAACCGATCTGCAAGACAAATACAATTGGGGTAAATTGCAGGCTGATCTCTACACTTCGGGACAGCAGAACTATTACACCGCGCTCGGATTTCTCATGAATTCAGGTATGAACCCAAATGACGCTCTCGCAATTATCGGAGCGCTCGGCCTGCAACCCTCGGCCTACGTGAAGCCATAACGCCATGCAAATCATCGAGCACTCTGGACCTCGCCTCTCTGACGCCGTTGGCGGACTCGCTGACGTTTTGCGTCGCGAGCAAGAGCAGTCAGATGAGAACGACCGCGCGCAGATGCTCGTCAAGAGCCAACAGGACACGGCGACTCAGAAGACGGCATCGGAGCAGGCGAAGTCGCGCGCCGAGGCGGTACGCACTGTACTCCTGAATGCCGACTCTGATCCGCAGGCGTGGGGGCGGGCGTACGCCGAGTTACAACGCCGCGACCCGGAAGCTGCGAAGTTCATCCCCGATATCAGCACCTTGCCGCTCAGCGACTTTCAGCAGGCCAAAAACACGCTCCGTATGCAGGAGAACGCGCTCCAGCAGCAGCAGACGCAGATCCGCTCTGGCGCAGCGGGGCGCATGATCGGCGGAGCCCCGAACCGCACCGATGCGGCCATTACCTTTAACCCACAGAGCGCCGGGACCGCGCCGTACAACCAGGAGCAGTTAGCCGATGTGCTTGGCGGGCGTTTCTCAAGCAAGCCGCCGTCGCCCGATGAGATGCAAGCCGCTAAAGTCGAGACGAAGATCGCACCGGATGCCGCGACGGTTCTCAAAGAGAAAACCGAGGGACCGTTGCGCATTGCTCAGGCAGATGAAGCGAAGGGCCGAGCCACGGAAGCTAGGGCGAGCGCAAAGGAAAAGGTTGCGCGGGCGAATTCTCTCGCCGCCACCGCGCAGGGGCAAGCGAACGGCGTCCAGCCTGGCACGCCGGCATTCCGCGTCGCTCAGGATATTGCGTATGGCGTGCTGCCGTTCAGGGACTTCAAGAACCGCGGGTTCGGCGACGCGAAGCAAAAGATGGCGATCTACGACAAGGCTCGCGATCTAAACCCGAACTTTGATGTTTCGAAGTTTGAACTCGGCTACCAGTTCGCCAGCAATCCCAAAATTCGGCAACAGGTTTCATCCGCCGATAACGCACTGTCTCGCCTCGACGATGCGATCCGCGTCTCTGACGATGCGGCACGCACCGGCATTCAAGCCGTCAACGGGATTGTCATGAAAGGCGGCGTGAAACTCGGCGGCGTGTCGTACTCGAATTTCGTTGTCGCCCAAAAGGCGCTCGGCGACGAGATTTCCGGGGCGCTCGGTTTTGGCTCAGCAACCGACATGACGCGGCAACTCGGCCTCGATATGACTGATCCGACTCTGTCGCCAGAACAGTTCAAGGGCGCTCTGGAACAGGTCCGCTCGTTCTTGACTTCCAAACGCAGCGCGCTCGTCAACCAGATGGGCACGTACGGCACAGCCGTGAATCAGTTCAGCGGCACTACGCAGCCGCGCGCCCCATCTCAAAAGAATCGGCTGCAAAAGGAACAGCGCAATAAAAGGACTGGAGAGACGCGCACTGTTTACTCTGATGATGGCGGGACGACATGGGACCCGTAGACGATTGGGTTGACGTTGGACAGCCCGTGCCGATTCAGGCACAGACGCAGTCACCGATCCTGTCGGCGCCGAGCGACGAGTGGGTTGATACGAGCAAGCCGACGCGCGTTCCATTCACCTACATGCCTGCGAAGCCAGAGGACTTCAAATTCACGCCTCCGTCCGTTCCGCCACCTCCAAAGCCGTCCACGGCGCGCAATGTCACATCGCTCATCAACCCTGCTGACAATATGCTCGGTTTCGCGAAAGGCGCGGCTGGCACCGCCTACAACATCTACAAGGGTGTCGCGAACGCAGTGCAGGGGAAGCCTGCCGAGACGATCCGCGATCCGAACATCGAAAGTGCGCTGCAAACGCAGACATGGGGCGAGCAGGCTGGCAAGCTGGAAGAGAACGCTGGAGAGTACATGGCCGGAGAGGGCGCGCTGACCGGTGCTGCGAGAGCGGCTACTGGCGCGACCAAGGTTCCACGTGTCCTCTCTGTGGTTGGCAGAGCCGCAGCCGGTGCCACATCGGCGGCAGCCGTCCAAAAAGCGCAAGGTGGGAGCAACACTGATACGGCGATTGCCGCCGTAGGAGGCGGCGTCCTAGGCCCACTCATCGAAGGTACGGCGGCAGGCGCTAAATGGCTTGGCCTGAAGTTCCAAGCGCGCGCCGTAGGACTCAGCGCGAAAGATGTTGCGCGCGGTGCGTCACGAGCATCAGAAGCGCCGCTAGCGATGATCGACAGGTTGAACACGTATGGCGTAGCACGTCCGACGCTCGGCGGAACGCTCGACGCTACGCAGCAGAAGATCACGTCGCTCGCCAGCGATCTGCGGACACAACTTCGTGCAAGTAACGCGGGTGAGGCGATTCAGCCGTCAGCCCAGGGCGCCGCCGCTAACGTGTTTGACGCGAGCACTCGCGTCACCACTCAGCCCGCATTGCCTGGCGCTGGCGTCGGTGGCGGCGCGACGGTTGCAAACACCGCAGCTCAGCGCGCAGCAGGCGCCGCAGCGCATCGCGCGGAAGTTATCGAGGCGATCAAGGCAGGCCGAGAGATACCAGAGGACGTTGCGCAGCAATACCCGGATCTCGCCAACGCGATTCATCTTTCCAAGATACCCGGCCCAAAGGTGGATCTGGCATCGGCTGTCGATCGCGCCGAAGCGGCGATATCCGCCAACGCTACCCACATGACTCCAGTCGAGATGCAGCAGGCGAAGGCAGCGATTGCTCAATACCGCGCGCATTACGCCAACCTGGAACACGGCCCGATCGTGCCGTTAGATGATGCACAAAACGCGAAACGTGCGGCTGGGCTCGCAGGGGCATGGGAGTACGGCAAACAGGCGGGCGACAGAGGAATGGAGCGTGTTTCCAACCTCATTTTCGGATATCTGCGCGGCGATATTGAGACTGTTGCGGCGACGGCAGGCGTTGATGTGCAGGCCATCAACAAACAACTGAGTGATCTCATGCCGCTTGAGCAGGCCATGGTCCGCCGCGTGCCTGTCGAAGCGCGGCAGCAGGTGCTCACGTTGACCGATTGGATGCTCGTAGCTACGGGTCATCCCGTCGAAGCGGCTGCGCGCGTTGGCGGAAAGATGTTCGGCATGGGCGTCGGCGCTGGCCTCGTGAAGGGCGCCTCCGGCATGCGCACCGCGTCGCGTCCGCTGACTGCATCCGTGCTTGACATTCTTAACGCCAAGAACGACTACCAGCAACAGCACAATACGTTGACGAACATCATTCGCGGCAATCCGACGGGAACGGAAGGCGGCACGTACCCGCGGCGCACCGGCTCGGAAGTGGAGTTCCCGCTCCATGGCGAGCGTGACGAGAACGACGCGATGTTTATGCATCGGACGCGGCCAGATGGCGCGCCGAGGCAGTTTCCCGTTGCGGTCCCGCCGTCAACCTTGCTGCCAGAGCATTTCAAGAACGCGCGCGCCGTGATATACGGCGCTCCGCTTCCTGGTACCGTTCCCAAGGATTTTCGTGGGCTTTACGGGTTGGAGTTCGAAAGGGCGGCGCGCGCCAAACAGGCAGCCGACAATCAGAACTCGCCAGACAATCCTACCCACATCGCGAACACTATCTCCATCGGCAGAGAAGGCACAGACGAGCCAGGAACTTGGGCGCACGAAGTTAACCACGCCGTCTATCAAAAGGATCTGACGCCAGAGCAACGCGCGGCGTTTGGGCAAATGGTTATGTCGGCGATAACGTCTGCCGTCAAGGCACGCCAAACGGGTGGAGCCGCCGCAGAGCAACAGGTAATCGCCACGATTCCGAAGGCCGTTATCGCGTTTGCCAATCAGTACCCCGACAAGCGCGAGCGCGGACTTAATGAGATGTTCGCCGAACTCGGCGCGCAGTACATGCTCAACCCGCGCGCGTTCAGCGCGAAGTACCCGCAGTGGTACGGTCTGTTCAAACAGTTCTACCGCGGCAAGGAATACAAATAGGAGGACTTGTGCTCGTACTGTTCGTGCTGGCCGGATTCAACGTGCCTGCGAAGTGCAGTCTCGGATGGCTCGGTGCGGCGTGTGCGACGCTGGCCTATCTCATTACTCATTGGAAATAGGGACCAATGCCTGATAGACGAGAACCGAAGAATCACCTACCGCTTGCGGCCGTGTGCATTTCGGCAATGGCCTTTCTTCTAGGCCCATGCATGGGTGCAGGCGTCGCCGTTATCGGAGTCTACGTCAGCAACCAAACGAAGTCCGCCGTCACCGACACAGCCTTGACCACACTTACTAACGAGATGAAGAAAGTCGGCGATCAGCTCGAAAAGCTGAACGAGAAGATGCAGACGAGCGACAAGGGGAGCGCTCGTTTCGATGCGGAACTAGCTAATCAAAGCAAGCGCATCGACGAAATCAAGGGCGTAACCGAGCGACTAGAAGAGCATGACAAACGGCAAGAGAGCATACTGGCTGGGCTGACCGCCGGTAAAAAGTGAGGTAGAAGATGAGGAAGTTGGCTATAGCGTCTGTACTCGTTCTGATGGTCGTTGCCCCGTCCTTCGCTGCGCTGGATCAACGCGGGCTCTTGTGCCCCGCCTGCAAGGTAATCATCGACTACGGCGCAGTAGGGGCCGCAGCTTCAGGGTTGCAGAGTGCGTGCGGCGACTCCAACTTTCGGCGCTGCGTCGGCGCCGCCGCGAACTTGGCTGTTATCTCGGCCAAGGCTTGCGACACAGAAGTATTCATGTTCACGCACAACGTCCCCATCTCGCAGGCTCAGTTCGATCGCATGAATAAACTGTGGAAGGACTCGTGTGATCGGGCTGTGCTGATGAACCGATGGCGCGCGCAGATGCTTCATGGCGCGAAGGTGAATGAGGACGACGTGGAACGCCTGCTCAACCTGTGGGCGGACGAGATGCAGCGTGTGCCGAGAGAGGTTGCAGAAGGCAAGGTGCCGCGATAATGCTGTTGCGGCTTCTCTTGGATGCCGATACCGAACGTCTCAGGCAGCTCGGCGTCGGCGGCGGCATCGTCGTCATCGTGCTCGGCATGGTGTTCGCCTTTATCCTCAAGTGGCGCGAGGTGAAGAGCCCGCCAGAGTCGGCAGTCTCAGTCGATGCAACAAACGGCAAAGCTGGCGAACGCGCTACAACGTTTTGGCTCAAGGCGATTCAAGACATCATCGAAGCCATGGACGAGCGGCAGACTGCGGCTATTGTCGATGAGATCCGCGAGGCCCGTCAGGAATCACTTCGGAAGCAAATCGAGATCCTGGACTGTCTGCGGCGTATCGAGATCGCGGTCGAGCGACGGCGGACGGTGCGCTAAATCTCCTTCCTGATGCCATTCCGGTGCCTATGTGCGAGACGGTATATGCGCCACCGACCTCCTCGTCGTTGAAGTTGATGCAGCGCGTTACCGCGAGCCCGCCCTTTGTGTAGAACGCCGTCGTCTCATGCGGGCCATCAATAAGTGCGACAATTACCGTCTTCATTTCTTCGGCTCAAGCTGATCCAAGTCGGCGGTGGAGTTCTGCACGGTTGCGGCGGTCACAACTTTCTCGGCGGCATCCTTGTAATCGACCAAATCGTCCGCGTACTTCTCGTTCAATTCGGCTTCCGCCTCCATCTCTTGCCTGACTGCCGACATGCTGCGATCAAGCGCGAGTTTGCGAAGGGATGCAGCGCGCCGCCTGTGTAGCTCGGCCATAATGGAGCGGCGCGTCAAGTCGTAATCAGCGCGCATCAGCCAACCGTCTTCTTAGTCCACAACAGCCTATCGATTTCAGCCGCGATGAGAGCACCTGCCTTGGTGAGTTCCCGAATTCGATCATCAGGTGTCGGTTTCCACGCCTTCTGATCAAACGGCCAATCATCAGGAGTCGCACCGTCGCGCTTGACTAAGCCTCGATACAAGCGGTATTCGTCAGGCAATGCGTAGACTGCGCCTGCGCGTGCTAGTTGGCCTTTCGCATGGAAATGGTCGTGATCTTCGGTCCACCCCTCGTCGTTGATCTGCCGTTCGCGTTCAGCAGCGATGAGCGTGATGCTGTCCCTCATTTCGCCGCCTTCGCTTTCTTCGGTTCGGCTGTCGGCTTCGGCTGCCGAGGACCGCGCTTGCGGGAGGATTCGAAGCTGATCTTGACCTTCGGCGTGCTTTCGACGGACTTCGTGATGACGCCGGACGTGTCTTCCAGGATGCGATACTCGCCGGCTGGATAGCGATCTTCGGCGAGCGCTTTGCGGGCGTCGGTGATCGTGCCTGGGAACAATTCGGCATCGGCTGTTGCCATTACACCATCGGTTACCTTGCAGATGTAGAACGTCTTCATGTGCTTCCTCCTCGTCGATTCACTCAGTGCTTGACTGTGGACCATTTCAGGCTCTCGACTCTCTGGCGTTCCGGACCATCCAGCGCCGAGCGTAGAGGCGACTATTAGTCCGCGATGCGGGCAATTGCTGTCAGCGTCGCTTACGGCATGTCAATCCACGCTGCCGCAGCCAAGCATTCAATGAACCGAACCGGAGACGGCAGCCGCGGCGTAATCGGCAGCGGATGGCCGCATGACGCACCAGCGACCGGATGTTGCGGCGGCTACCGCTCCGCTGGATACCCGTGAGAGAAAACGCGTTTCAGTGGCACCGATCCCGCGGCTTCTGCTACGCGAAAGAGCACAGGCATCCAGCGCAGCGGGCGATTCGGACGGAAGGCAGACGGACCCGAATCGCGCGCCGTGCATGGGTTACTCTTCGGCCTCTCCCTCGCCGCCTTCTTCGCCTTTGGATGCTTTCTTGATCTTGTAGTTGACCGACTCCTTGTACTTCACGACGACTTTGTAATCGCCGCGCTTGTAGACGATGACCTTCTCGCCCTTCTCGTTTTCTTCCTGGTCGAGTTGATCTTCGTTCGCGTGCATCACCTCGGACAGTTTCGCGACGAGATTACTCAGCTCGTCGTTCAGGCCGTTGATGATGGTGCGCTTCTCGTCGGCTTTTGCTGCGGCGCGCTCGATTGCGTGGATGCGCTTCCGTTCGGTGCCGGGGATTTCGGTCTGCTCTGCTTTCGCCATCGTCTCCTCCTACCGCACGCGAACGTGCTTGGCGTGAATGCGCTTGTTGCCCTGATTGCGGATGGTGCTGCCCGCCTTGATGTTCTCGCCGCACTTATCGCAGATCGTTGCCTTCCGAGCCGTGCGGATGGCCCATGAAGCGTAGTCCGGTTTCGAGAGTGCCATTGCTTCGTTCCTTTCGGAGTTGAAGAATACACCCTTTCAACTCGGTGTCAACTACTACGCCTTCTACTGCACACCGCCCCGCCGAAACGGGCGAGCGTCGAAACGCCTCGGTTGCATCGCTTGGCTCAACGGTCATGTTGTAGTTCACGCCAGCACCCTGGAGCCATTCGGTGACGGCCTCGCGCACGGCCTTCTCCTGTGCCTCATTGACGTAGACGCTGATGCGGACCTCGCTCACGGCTTCGGCTCCGTCGAAGTAGACGGCGCGGCGGCAAGGACCGGCACGGGCGGCTTCTGGAAGTCGTCGGCCTTTAGTTCGTTCACCGTCTCGCTGATCGTCTGATTGATCAATGGCGCGAGCGATGGATTGTTTTGCCCGACGATGACGCCACCTAGTGCGAGCACGGCCGCAGTCAGATCGAACACGGTCGAGTGCCGCTGCTCGTTCGTTGTGCCCGGCGTGTTCTGATCGCGGAAGGCGTGGACGAACTGCGGGAGGAGTGCGAATGCGAGGGCGATTGCGGAGGCTCTGTTCTGGTTCTGTGCCATTGTCTTATTCCTTTCTTCGTTCGGTGCTCTACTTTGCGAGCGCGGCGCGGACTGCGGCATCCTTCGCTTCCAGCAGTTTGCGAAGCGCAACGGTTCGCTCCGGGTTGCGTGGCAACGAAAGGTTGTTGCCGTCTTCGGAGACGATGCTGTTGGCGAGATCCGCAAATGGCTTGGAGATCAGTTGCAGAGACGCCGGCAAATGTGCGTACGCGAAAAACTGCATGATGTGTTCGGGCTGATCCATCTTCCTTCTCCTCCTGCCGGTCAACCGGCTGTTACTTGCTCACCTTGGCGGCGGAATAGCCTCCAGCGTAAGCGGTTAGCGCTCATCGCCATCCGCCCTTCTTCACATACTCCGCGACCGTCCATCGCTCCTCATCGCTCATCTCCCCCAACTGCGTCATGCTGCCCCACGTGCCGCCCGCGACGTATGCGATCGTCCCAACGCTGAACTCGTCCCGCACGTCCGGACGGTCAAGCGGCGGGCCTGTCACGGCGTTCCCATACGCGCGAATCGCGACGAGCGCGCCTTCGCCACGTGAGCCGTGGCACGGGGCGCATCGCGTCGCGTACACTGCTCGCCCCTTCGCAAGATCGACCGGGTACGGGTTCGGGCGCGATGCGATGGCGTCGATGGCTTGGATGCGCGTGAGGATCGGCGAGTGAGGCAGTTCGTGAGCCCGCGCGGCGTAGTACGCGGTGAGGCGGTCCATGTAGTCGTTGAGCGCGATGGGCGACTGCGCGTGCGATGCGCAGGAGAGGGCGAGGAGCGAGAGGATGGCGAGACGAATCATGGAATACGTCCATCGCTCAGCCAATAGTGGAGATCCTTCGCGCGTTCGGGCTTTAGCGTTACAGTCACATCGACAAATGCGGGGTTGCGGCGCGATATGATGTTCACCGTCAAGGAGCCGTCCGCGCCCGTCTCGAAAGAGATGCGCGTTGGCTCGTCGGTGAATGATAATGACCCTGTGCTTTTGATTGGCTCCACCTGTCTCATGATCTGCTCACCGTCGCCCTCTTGCGCTTCTCGGCGCGATGCTCCCGGCTGAATTCTTCACAGAAGTCAGCTATCTCGCGCAGGCAAACTTGTTCGTAAACGGTCTGCTGGCACGGAAAGAACGCATAACCGCGCCAGCGCCCAAACCATTTGACCGTTCCAAGCACTATGCTGTCCGCTTCTGGCGAGGAAACGTTGTTAACCTGAACGCGATAGATGTGCGTTTTCTGTCCGCGTGGCACGCCTTCATCAACGAATACGATGAACGTTCCGAACTTAACCGGAACCTCGCTCGCAAACACCCTCGGCTTGCTCATGAGTGCGTCCTGTAGAACTGCCGGTACTTCTCGGCTATCATCTGCCCGCCGCCCTTCTTCGTCGCGTGTGATAGCGGATCACCGTCTGCACGTCGCGCCCGATCTCGGTCAACTCCAGCCCCTTGCCGCCGCGCCACCAATCCTTATAGAACTTGAGCCACTGCTGCTGAAGAAAGCAAATGCACTGCGGCGGCTCGACGAACACGCCCAACACGAAGTCGAGCCACTCAGCTATGTCGTCATCGGCGATCTCGGTTATGCCCCACGGTTCGTCCGGCTCAAGCAAGTCCACGAACTCACGAACGCGCGACGGAGGCCCGTACGGATGGAACGTGACGAACTCGGACACTCGAATTCCGAGCCGCTTCTCCTCAGCGCGACACCGCCGCATGATGTCCGCACCGTCATGTTCGCCGAAGATGACGCGCGCGGCTGGTCGAACGTGGTACAGGCCGCTCAGATACGGGAGCACGTAGTCTGGATAGATTTGCTCCCGCACTACGTCCTGGCCGCCCGGAAAGTTCGCGCCGTCGAAGCGGATCGGCAGATAGCACATGTCGTTACCGAACTCGTTGCCGGGGCCATGGAACCGCACGCGTTCGGGTCCGAAGTGCTCACCGATCTTCTGGCCAGCCGTGAGCATGAAATCGGGATCGACGCGCGGCACCGTCTCGGGCTTGAGCATCCAAGAGCGGTCTCCTGTGATCGCGTCTGCGGCCTCATGCCCCTTCGCGCCGTACGCGTGCTCGCCGGTTGCGGCGATAGGATCGTCCCGGGACCATGTGCGGCTTTGCTCGGCGCGGTAGTACCTGGCAAAGTGGTTGACGTGCGTGTCGGCGATGTCATGCACCTCGACAGTCAACGCTCCCGCAGGATTGTCTGTCGCGCGCGCGCGTTCAAACACGGCGCGTATCTGCTTCTCCGTCAACTTCGCCTGCGTCGCCAGCCACCACGCCGCCCCGCCGTCGATACCGGGCCTGAGCACCGGCAGCCCGCCCGTCGCATACGCTGGCGCATTCGAGGGGTTGAGATAATTGAGGATGCCCGCCGCTGTGAAGCAGTCAACGTGGCCGTCTGTTAGCTCTGGCACGAACTTGTCGGGCTCAGGAAACATCTGGCCGAGGTCAGGAGTGACGCGGGCGAGGGTGACCGCGAAGTCATCATGCAGGGAGACGTACGATTCCAGCGGCGCGACGGCTGGACGACCCACGTTCGGATCGGGCGGTTCGGGGACGGTGCAGACGCCCAGACGGGTGATCATCGAAGAATCTCCCTCGCAGCACGCAGGGCAGCAGTAAAACGGGCACCCGAATCAGCGCACGGCTTATCACTACATAGGAACTCATCCAGCAAGGTAATAAAGTCCTCGAAATCAGGGTGACTCAGCCGTTCGATCCTCTTGTCGCGCTCACGCACTGCTGCCTCGGCGTCCTCGGCTCGCGTCAAAGCCGCAGCGGTCGCAGCCACGGCGTCGTGCATGCCGTCATGAATGTCTTTGGCGTGCTGCGCGGCGATGGCTGCCATCGCAATCAGCTTACTCGGCGCTGTTGACGGCGGCTGCGTCATTGCTGTAGCGCGCAAAAGGTATGCGATTGCTTTGTCACGTTCGCTGTCGCGCTCGCGGATGGTGGCATGCCACCGAGCGTAGTGGCATTGCGTTCCGCAGATTTCGTGCTCTTTGCTGTGGAAGGCAATCTCTTCATTCGTGAACGGCTTCGCCTCGTCAGCCATTGGAGGGCTCCTCGGCTTCGACGAAACACTGCGGGCAGCTATGCGACATCACGGCTCCTCCACCGTCACGCTCTTCGCGAGCACAACCGTCCGCCCTTCGACCGTCACCGTCACCTGTACGTTGTACGTACCTGCGCGCTCGTAGCGGTGTGTCGTCGTCGTGTCAGTCGTCGCATCCGTTCTGTTGTCGCCGAAGTTCCACGCGAACGATCGCCCAGCAGTGCTGCAATCGCCAAAGCGGAAGTTGATGACGTTGAATCTCACAACTTCGCCGACGTCGCATGGCTCGGCGTTACGCGACGAGCAGTCCGATCCGCTGAAGAAGAGATCCGGGCTCATAGGGACGAACGGCGGACATCCGCTCGTCGGCTGCGCCGGAGGCTGGGTAGGCGGCTGGACCGGGGGCTGAACGGGAGGCTGAACCGGTGGCTGCGTCGGACACACGGGGCAGGGCTGGCACGTCGGACACGGCGGCGCATCAGGACACGGCTGCGGCGGCTGGACGGGCGGTTGAACAGGCGGTTGAGCTGGTGGCTGCGGTCCTTCTCCCACGACCCGCACGGGCGCCTGCACGTCCACCTGCTGCCCGGTCTGCGCGTTTCGAATGCGCACGGTTGCCGTGTAGCTCCCCGCCGCGTACGCGTGCGAGGCGGCCTGCCCTTGCGCCGTACCGCCATCGCCGAAGAACCACTGAAAGGTGTGGTTCGCGCAGCCGAAATCGTAGCCGAAGCCGTTGTTGGCGCGGAAGCCGATCGTGACGCCAGCGTTGCACATGCCGCCGAGGAACGAGCAGGCGCTGTCGGTGGACTGGTAGAAGATGAAGACGTTGCCAGCGGCGGGGTTCATCGTGCCGCAGCCCTGCGGTTGCGGGGGCTGAGCGGGAGGCTGCGTCGGAGGTTGTGTTGGCGGTTGAGCGGGAGGCTGAGTCGGCGGCTGTGCAGGTGGCTGCGTCGGCTGCGGACCCGGCGTGCCGTCGAGCTGGTATACGTCGCCCAAGCCGAACGCCGTGACGACGAGATAGGTGCCGAGCGGGCCGCGGATGACCGCTGAGTCGTGCAGCTGCCCGAACAGGCCAGCGCCGACGTAGCCGTCTCGCCCCGTCGTGTTCTGCACGTAGTAATTCTTGAAGTAGAAGCCGCGGAAGCCAGGCTTGGCTGGCAGGCTCAGATCGACTTCGGTGATGGCCTGACCGAATGCGGTTGCAGCGAGAAGGAGGAGTCCCGCTAGAATCGCGAGCCTCCTGCCGATAGCGATCAAGAATCTACGCCAGCGAGGCGGGTTGCCGCCGTGATGACGCCAACACGGCTCCGGGATGCAGCATCGCACCAACTCGATAGAGCCACCGCTGTCCTGCGGAGCACTAACCACTTCCATGCACAGAGTCGGCTTAGACATTGGCTGCCCTCTTGATCCGTTCCAGTGCTTCCTCTGTCACCCGGTTCGAATGTACGACGAAGTCGCGATCAGTACTGATCAATTCGACTGCGTCACGGATCAGCGTCAGCCGTTTAAGAAACTCGTCGTCGAAGTCGGACGGCATCCGTTCCGGCATCTGTTCCCGTTCACTGATCTGATTGAACGTGTCGCGCACACACTCCCATGTATCGAGATCGAAGCGCTGTGCGAGCAGATCAAGATAGGCGAACACGTCCCCAACCTCTTTCTTAATCGCCTTCACCGCAGCGGCAACATCCGCCGGCTGTGGTGTGTCGCCGTCATGCCCCTGAAGGCGATCCTCGACGCGGCGGAACTTCTTTACTGCGTTACAAAGTTCACCGACTTCGCCTGCAAGTGCCGTCGCCCAGTCTGTAACGCTCCACTCGTCAAGGCCGCCGCGGTGCCAACGCATCGCGCGCGCGAGATTGATCCTGCCGTACCCTCGAAATGTGTTCATCGCGCCACCTTGAACAACCGCAGTTCGTAACTCCCGTCCGTGATACCGGCTTGCGTCAAGTACCCGCCACCGTATCGCAGGCTCTCCGTCGCCAGCGTTGCGCGCCCGGTCTGCAACTCGCTCGTCTTCACGTACCCGCTCCCGCTCGGCGCGTACGAGGAGATCACCAGCCCGCTCGACGCATCCATTGCACTGAAAAAATTCACCCCATCGCTTGCCACGCCGCGGATCATCGCGGCCGGATCGCTGCGCGTGAACAGCGGTTGCCCGCCCGACACGAGCGCATCGGTCGTGTAAATCTCAAGCCTTCCGTCAACCGTCGCAATCGCCACGCGCGTCGCGTCGGCGTTCTTGGCGAATCGATACATCGACCGTTGCACGTTCCCGCGCTTCACTGGATTCGCCCTGTCCGTCATGTCGTACACGTTGAGTGTCGAGCCGGTCACATCGCTGATGACCGCATAATACCGACCATCCGACCCTTTGAGCGCAGCAACCGCATTCGGGATTACGGCGTCGGCAGTCGGCGGCGCTTGCCATACGAACTGCATCAGCGCACCTTCGCGGCGTCGATCATCTCGGACGATGCCCCAGCGGTAGACTTTGGTGGCAAGGTAGACGAATCCTTGGTCGTCCACGTCGAGGCCGAATAGCCGCGTTTGACCATCACCGCCCGACGACACGTCCCATCCCGAGCCCTGCAACTCGGCGTAGTACCAGCTATCGAACGGCAGCGCTACGTCCGGCACAGGCCGCCCGCCCGATCCCTGCCCCGGCTGCAACCGCTCACCAGCCGCGACTCGCGCGAAAAAGCTGTCGAGGTTCCATGCCATGACCGAGCTCCCGATCTGCATGTAGATGCGGTTCAGGTCCGGCCGCGGGATGACCGACACGGCACGCATGGATCTCACGGGCTGCTGAAAGTCGTTCGTTGCGGAGCTATCGAGGAAACGCCCGAGGTACGTGCCGAGCGCTGGAGGGAAGCCGGGGGTCATTTGGCCGTTAGCTCTACCTGCGCAGCCCGCGCATTTCACGTCGATATTAGCAGTCTTGGCCGGCTGCGCCCAGTACTGAGCCTCCACCGTAGCCGTGACAAGAAGACAAGCAAGAACAATACGCTTCACTAGGCGCATCAGCTTCTCCGTCGATGAGGGCGTTTTCGCTCGCTGAAAGTTGTCAGCGAACGAGCATCGCCATTCTGTAATTTGAACTCTGTCGCGGCACGCGACGCCTCCTCGGCGGTATCAAAGATTCCGAGGCGATAGACTTTGTTGTTGAATCCTACCTGCGCTCTGTAGCCGCGGCCGTGCCTCACAACTCCATAGGGAACTCCCAGCTTGCTGCTCGTGCCTCGGCACTTCAGTGCCATATCGCGAGAGTTGTCTCTCACAGTGCCGAGGAATAAGTGCCGTACGTTGACACACGCTCGGTTGTCACAACGGTGAAGTACGCAGACATCATTCGGCAACTCTAGGCCGGCGAGTAACCATGCAGCGCGATGCGCCTTCAGGATTTTGCCGCTCACAAAGAACGTTCCATACCCCCGCGAGATTGTGGCGCCAATCCAGAGCAGGCACCCACTCATCGGCTCGGGTGTTGTCTTTTCTTCGAAGCGGCGCCGCAGATCGTCGGTGATGTTCATCGGCGACTTCCTCATACGTTGGCTGCCGGACGCTTGTCGCCGCCCTTCTGCGCTCGAACGTCGTAATCGGTCAATTCCATCTGCGACATGTCGATCAGGCTTTCCGCCTGAAGTGCTGCGTCCCGCTCCCAGTCAGGGCCGTGACCGTCAGGCAATTCGAGGATGACAGACGTTTCATAGGTCAATCTCACGACGTACCGCATACCCATCATCCCTCCGATTGCCCGCGCAGTTCCCTTAACATGCGCCGAAGCATGCGTTCCGCACAACGCATCGCCAGTTGTTCGCCGCTCGGACCATTGCCTCCGCGCGTGATTGAACGTCGCGTGCTCTTGTGAATATGTGGACACGCCTCGACTACCGTCCCACTCTCTCTGTCGCGAACATAACCGCGGTAATGATATCCGGCTCCAGTAAACTGACGGCAATGCGCGAAGAGTTTCATCCCCGCACCTCGGCGTCGAGAGCAGCGATTTGGCCCAACGCCTCGTCGCGGCCGCAGTCACATCTATAACTCGGCTTCTCCCAAAACGCACAGGCACGCATATGGCAGATGTGCTGATTAGCGATCTCTCGCAGCCTGTCGTACGCCGCAGCCTTGCGGGTATCGGCTTGCTTGCCGCGTGCGTTCCACCCGCCCTTAAATGCTTCGTCGACACACTCGGCGGAATGGTTCGCCGGCGAGATACTGCAATCATCACCAAAGTGATCGGCGAACCACCATTTATCAATAGCATCGTTCAACGCTTCGCGTGCGTCGCACTCCGGCGTGTGCGGTTTTCCGAACTGGCACGGCTGACAGCAAACGTTCAGTTGCTCACCTACCACCCTTCCGCATTCGTTGACGCAGAGTTGAGTCGGCATTTCGCTCCTCAGAAGGGCACCTCGTCGTCGGGGATTTCGACGCGAACGCCGAAGCCGTGCTTGGTGCAGATTGATTTACCTCCAGCGCGCATCTCGCAACAGAGTTCACGCGTAGCGAACGGGCAGACCGATTCTTGAGCCATAGCTTCGAAATCGCGCCAGTTGTTGAAGAATGTCTTCAGGTTTAGCGGTTGCCGCCAACTCTGATCAGGACGCGCTAGAAACGCAAGGTAGTTCCGTTTTGCTGACTGAATGCGCTTCGGGGCGTCCTCGCCAAGTTCCAGCCGATCAGCGAGGTAATACTTCAACGCCTGCTCGCGACCAAACTGATTCGGATAGCCAGCCCGCACCTCGTCGAATTCGGCCTCGTAATCGAGCGGCGGCGTGGCGAAGAGCGAATCCATGGCCTTACGCGGCAACTTTGATTTCGCCGATGATCTCACGTCGCAACGCTCCGTATTTCTCACCATCCGTGACGTAAGGGCCGTACAGCGCGACAACCCATACCCTCTCCCACCGCCAGTTATCAGGCTTCATAGTCGCGTGCAACGTGCCACGCGAACAGAGTTGGAGGGGCCCTTCCGACACGAGCGTGCGGCCCGGTCGCGCTGGCTCAATGTCTCTACTGCCGCCATTAATCGGCAAACCATTTCCATCTGAGCACCAAAACGCAATCACTGATGCCGACTCTTCGGCTGCCGCGATTCGCGCTCGGTCGTGTTTGTCCTGCATCCATACTGAGCGAGCGACGGCGTACTTCTGACGCCAATTGGAGCCGTAGCCGGAGCCGGAGCCGTCGCCGTAGCCGTAGCCGGAGCCGGAGCCGGAGCCGTCGCCGTAGCCGTAGCCGGAGCCGTCGCCGTAGCCGTCGCCGTAGCCGTAGCCGGAGTGTGTCCACTCCGGCACTTCGCCGCGAATCAGTTCGCCCACGGCGCCGCCTCCCACTTCGTCACGGCCTCCGCGCTTACCTCAACGACGGACGTGATGTCGCGAAGTTCGATGTCGGCGGGCGGACCGATCTTGCACTGTTTCGACGGCCCGATTGAAGCAAGCCCCATGAAGCCGCGCAGGTCCGCCGTCCAGTAGACGCAGAGTCTCGCTCTCGCGAGTTTGATCGACGCGCCCGATGTGTCGTCTGCGTAGCCGAAGAACACGCCGCGGTGCGCGGTGGTGACGATAACGGGGCGTTGTTTCGTTTTCGAAGGCATTACTTTCTCCTATTCCTCACGAGAACAGCCAAGCGAGCAACTTCACGAGCCCGCGTATGTCGCACGCTTCGTCGTTCTCAATCCGGCACAGTGTGGATGCCGAGACGCCGATCTCCTTCGCAAGCGTCCGTTGATCTACCTCACGCTTGAATCGGTACGCCTTGAGTGCTTCTCCAATTCGCATGCGCGTTAGTTTAGGTCCGCGATTTCAGAAAAGCAACAGGCGCGCGAAGAAATACCTTTTGGGTAAGTTCCTAGATAAGGAAATGTGACCGAATTAAATTCGCCCTCTTCCCCTTCCCCGCAAACCTCTACCCTAGCTCCCTCCGTCATCTCCCCCCGGAGGAGCGCCGGAGTCCGTCGTAGCGGGTGCTCCCCGGCTTCCTATCCTTTGGGCTGTCAGCGCTCCCTCCGGCGCCAGCGGGGTCTGACCGCCAGCGCACCCGTAGCTTGTTTAGGCTACGAGACCCTGACGTCGGTCGTAGTGCCCTCGACTCGGATAGACACATGGCCTAAAAATTGTCGCCGCTACTGACGCGAGCGGCCAGCCATAGCTCAGGACGGGTGAGCTTTCGTTATCGTGCCCGGCAAGGATTGTGCTACCCTGCGATTCGACCATGTGCAGGGCGGAGCGTACGCCGCGCCGTCCGGTCTGTCAACGGGGTAGTCGAGCCGCACGGCTCCTACCCCCGCGACGTTCCCTCAACCCCCGTGGAGTCGGCGGGAGGGAAGTACACCCTCGCGATGTGGCGGCTGAGCGGAAGCGGGATTCGCGCGATGCCCGAGTTCCAGCCGATCAGCGAGGTAATACTTCAACGCCTGCTCGCGACCAAACTGATTCGGATAGCCAGCCCGCACCTCGTCGAATTCGGCCTCGTAGTCTAGCGGCGGCGTGGAGAAGAGGGCGTCCATCGTGGCCTTCGTGACCTTAGCGCGGCGCATCAGTTCGTCCGCTCTGGCGCGACGTAGACGAAGCCCTTGCGGTGGTAGCACTTCGGGAACATCGCCGCCTTCTGATTCCACGGCGGGCTTTGCCACACGCCGACCTCCTTGCGCTTGATGCGAACGGCGTCTTTCAGACTCCAGCACTCGGTCACGCCGTACGGGTTGTTGCCGTTGTAGAAGTCGTCCTCGCAACCAGCGCAGAATTTGCGGTCCATCATCGCTCCTCACGAGAACAGCCAAGCGAGCAACTTCACGAGCCCGCGTATGTCGCACGCTTCGTCGTTCTCAATCCGGCACAGTGTGGCCGGACCAGCGGGTAGCCGAAGTGCGCGACCGCCTGTAAGAGGACGACGGCTGCGGCGCCGCAGAGGAATGGGAAGGCGATCAAATAGCCTCCGCATCGACAGACCACGCGGAGACTTCGCGGCTTTCGATTCGATACCACAACAGGGCAGGCATCCGTTCGCGCTCGGCTTTCGAATTCTCTGCGATCGTCACACCTTCGCAGCCGCATTCCCGTCCAGAACAGCAAAGGAACTCATCACCGTCTTTGCCGAACATCTTCCATGGTTCTGGATCAGTCATCACGCGGACGAGACGAATGGCTGACAAGCGTCTTTTGTAGATTCTGCGCTTAACGCTCAACCCTTCGCGCTGCCAGACAACACGATACTCAGTCATTGTCCTCCCATCCCGCAGCACCGATGCTCCCTCATGCACTTCGGACAGATCCCGACAGCTCCCGCGCCAAGGCCGCACGCGACGCACTCGTCCAAGAATTCGGCGCGCCACGGATCACCGCATTCCGAACACGGCTTCAGCATCCGCTGTCGATCAATCGAACGCTCAATTACCGCAGGAGTGCGGCGGTCGTAGTATTCGTCGTCGTTCATGCTTATCCTCGCCGCCGTCCCCATTCGGCGAGCAATAACGCCTCGGCACGATTGTGATGCTTCACGAGTTTCAGGTCATCAGCGACGGACGGGAAGAGTTGAATTGCCTTCAAACGTGCAGCGTTCTTGTCGCGCGCTTCGCCTGGCATCATTGCTCGTTTCCACACTTGCGGGTTAACCGTCTCGAAGCTGGCATGCTTCTGAATCGCAAGCACTGCAAGCATCGCTTCGATGTGTCCATTCAGGCGAAACGTACCGGCTAGCGTCACAATCGACTGTCCGGCGAGTTCGGTCCCGTCACCAGTGTTGTCCCTTCCGCGCATGGCTGGCCCCATAACCGGAGCCTCAAGAAAGAAATGCGTTGGATACGTCGCGAGACCATCCATCATTATCCAAGTTGCGCGGAGGTCCAGAACTGATCGCCGCTTTCGACCCACAAAGATGGTGACGATTGGCAGATCGAGCAAAACTATATCGCTCTCGTCGATGGATGCGACTGCGCCAGTAGTACCAGGATCGATGCCTACGAATCTCATCGTTTCGCTCCCACGCGGCATTGGCAGCGCTCACCATCGGAAATCACGAGGCACGGTTCCGAGCCGTGAGTGTGATCACAGATGCGACAAGGTGACGCGGTGAGTGGATCGTGACGCACTGCGGATCGATGGTACGAACGATGCCAAGCTGGCGATATCATGTTCAACTCTTCCATCAGCTTGCGGTCCTCTGCGTCGCCGATCATTGACGCTCGCGCCAACCGAAACAACGGCCAACCGCGAATCCGGGCACGCAGCCAAAGAAGAAGGCTAGAAATATGTCAATCATACCGCTCCGATCATTTCGCCGCGGTCGGCATGAGCTTATTCGCCGGCACCGAAAGCGCCAGCCGCCAGAAGATCGCGCAGGCGTCAATTCGATCCTTCAGCGCCCATTCGCGATTCGCTAGAAGATGATCGTGCGCGCGGAGGAGAAAGTAGAAGACGGTCATCTAATCGTCCAGTCTCTTGAGCGCAGCACGTTGGTTGTTGTTCATTTCGTGAACGATGTGATATTGAAACGTCTTCATTGCCTCTCCTGAATCTGCCGCAACCGTTCGTCGCGGGCTGAGGTTATGCGGACTGCGGATTCAACGTCCTCGGCCTTCTGCACCTCGGCGATAAGATCGGCACATTTCGCGAACGCTGCCTTGACGCCGTCTTCCGTCTTCCGCTTCATGATGTAGTCGATGGCTGCGGTGACGCGCTCGGCCAACGTGGGTTCCTTCCGAGATTCCGAGCCCTTGGCCCATTCGGCCATCGCCTTGCCGTGCGCTTCGCTGATCTGCTGCGGTTTCTCGAACAGATCGCGAAACTGTGCCGGCAGTTTCATCATCAGTTTCTCGCCAACCTTTTCGGAACTCCAAGTCGGGATACCGTCCGCATGCGGCATCAGCAGGGCGTTGATGGTCATCTCGAAAAGGAACTCTTCGCCAGCGATCGGCATGAATCCGAGTTCGATAGGCTCACCGCCCTTCACTGGCTTGATCTTCTCTTTCGCGCGGAAGCAAAAAACGAAGGCGGCATCCATTTGCAACAGGCCGTTGATAAGCGCGCGCCGATTAGCGGCAGGCTTGATCCACGCCGTGAAGTTGTTCCGCTTGCGCTTGTCCCAATCGTCGCCTGCGATGCGGTCGAGCTCCGCGTCATGCAGTGCGAGATAGCCGCCCTCTCCTTCGTGTTCGTGGCTCATGCTGTCTACGATGACGACGCCAGCCTTCTTCCCGACGCAGTAGCGGAGCACGGCGAGGTAGTCGAGAGATCCGAATGGCGCAGCGAAGGGTACGTGCTGAAACTTGAAGCGATCAGCGTAGTGAAGCGCACGCCGAGCCTCCGTATCGACGACGTAGATATCGCCGCCGCGGACGGATTGAATGCCAGTTGCAAGCCGAAGCGCGGAATAAGTTTTCCCGCCGCCACTCGGCCCCATTAGCCCGACGAGGAGCGGGACTTCCGTGCGGACGCCAAGAGAGGCTGTAAACTCCCGGTCAGGAAGTTTCATCGCAACTCCTCGTCTTCGTACTCACGCATGAGCCAATCGGGAGGCTGCGGCGAGCACGTCTTCGGCAGCGCCGGCCAAGAGTTATTCTTTAGGCAGAGTGCGAAGGTGTCGGCGGCGCGGTCGATCCGCATACGGGCCACGTGAATCCACGATTCGGGCAGGTCAACGAAGCGCGCCTGAAACGGCGGATTCAACTCGCACACGACGAAGCGGAACGCCCATCGCCCCTTGGTGTTCGGTGCGAGCGCTTCGACGCCTTCCGTATAGAACGCCTGCTGAATGTGCCACTGCTCGGACGCGGCCTTGCGCTGGATAGAGCGGTCATCGATTGCGAGATCCGTGAACTTAGGGTCCAGGATCAGCAGGTGCTTTCGCGAGATGTGGTCCACTAAGGCGCGGCACCAAATCGACCCATGAGCCGAAGTTTCGCCTCGCCAGATCACGGCCTGCTCAGACTCGCCGAGGGGGAAGTCTCCGTACTCGGCAACGATCAAATCCTTCATCACCTGAGCCGCTGTTTCGGCGCGTGCTGAGCGTTCGCGGGTGATGACGATCAACCCATCGGCTTCACGGGCTGCCTTCCACTGCGCGGCAGCCTTGCTGCCCCACGTCTGAGAGGGGACGCCTTTCTCGGTCAGGTGCTCGGATGGATCACCGACGATGTAGCGCGTCCCTTTGCCAAGGACGATGCAGTGCGCGATGGCCCCGATATCCTGCGCGTCCGTGGTGTCGCGAAGACGATCGGGCCAGCGGGTGAGCCGAGGATGCCACGAAGCAAAAGACGCTGGCGAGCCGCTCAGCAACCGTTTGATGCCGGAGGAGCTGAGAGACGGTTCAGGGCAACAATCGGCGTGGTATTGCTCCGGTGTTAAATCATAAACACCAGGGCCGGGCACGGTAAATTCAGGAGACATGCTCGCGCCTCCGGCCATAGGCAATATGACTGATGTACATGGGGCTGGTTTTGAAGGCGGCGGCTATGCGGCGCCTATTCTCGCCGCCCCAAAAGCGCCGCCTGATCTCGCGAACATCATCGTCGGATAGTTTACAGCGCGGGCTGGCAGCGCCAAATAAGTGAGGGACGCGACCGTGTCGTTTCGTGTCTGCGCAGTTTTCTTTACGCGTAGCCCACCGCAGGTTAGTTACCGCATTATTCAACCCGTTCCCATCCCAATGCGCTACTTCATGGCGAGTTGTCGGCGGCTCCCCTAAGAACGTCAACGCGACAAGGCGCTGCACTTCGATACGGGTTTTCTTGCCGTTGTAGTGAAGGGTAACCGCATAATACTGCGGCCTACGATCCTTGCGGATTTGCAACGAAAGCCACTTGCCGCCGACTCGGCGCACGCGGCCGAGATTGCTCACCTCGTAGATCGGCATGCGCGGATACGGACGAATCTCCTCAGCCATTCGTCGCCTCCCTCTTTCGCGAGAACGGATGTAAATGAATTCCGCCGCACATGCAGCCGAGAAGGTTCAGGCAGTGCGAGGCGGCAGACCTTCCACACGGGCGCATCCGACCGGACTCCTCGTGAAGAATCGGGAAGGTGCACTCGGCTTCCGGACCAAGTTCGGACTGCACGTGTATCCCGTGCGCATCGCGAATATCCGCGATGAGCGCATTCCGCATATGCCACTGGCCGCACGAGCACTCCGCATACTTCCGGTCGGATTCGCGGCGGGTGCGAACGGTGAGAATGTGCGAATTCTTTGCAGACGAGGCGGCGAATGGTGATGTCATGCTTCCTCCAGCAGTCCGCACGACTCGGCGTAGCGCGCGCAGCTGTTGCAAGCATCGGCGCCGTTCAAGGCGAGGTCTTCAAGCCGCGCATCGGAGAGCCTGCCCGCACTCAGAAGCATGTGCTCGTCCCTCAGATGCTCCCGGTAAATATCCCGCTCGCGGTCGATGCGGTCGGTTAGCGCGGTCATGGCGTCACCGACTTAAATGCAAGGCGGATTACTCGATTCACTCCCATGACGCGCCCGTCCGGCATCGCGATTGTGACAATGATGCGTGCTTCACATGAGTTGCCAGTGAAACTCGCCGTGTGCAGCAGAATTGTCTCCTCGACTATCTGCAAAGCCGAACCCAGGTCTTCAAGCGTCTGCTGCCGTGTCATGGGCAAGCCTCCTGCGCGGCATCCGCCAACAGCAGCGGCGGAACTTGCGCGGCCAACAACATCGCAACGATGACCGCGGGCCGGTGTCGCAGCCGCAGTGCCTTATTGACGAAGTCCGCGCACGAAACGCATCGCGACTCACCTGTGGCGTTGACGTAGACCGTTGGCGCGGCGCAGTAGACGCATGCACCGGTCGCCTTTTTCTTGCGGCGGGCGCTCACGGATTCACCTTCACTTCCGCGGGCTGCACGAGCTGCACCGGCTCGCACTTGCACTTCGGTCCCGGTCCGGCGATCAGCGCCCGACAGAACGCGCTCGCCTTCACCGCATTCGGGAACGTACCGTAGTAGATCACCGCGCCTAGGAACTCGTCGCGGTCATCGGTGATCGTGCGGACGGCGATCCAGCGGCCACGGGAATGACTGCGAACCGTCGAGCCGTCGCGGGCGACGTTGGTCACGTTGCGGACGCCAGCATGCGCTGTGACCGCGGCGAGGAAGAGGAGCGACAGGATGGCGCGCTTCACGACTTCACCTCCGCGACTTGCTGAATGATCTCGTACCCATGCGGGTTGCGCTCGCGCCACGACTTCAGCGCCTCATCCGCACGAGTTGCTGCGTAGCTGTCCGATGCGCCATGCTGCGCGGTTTGCGTGTAGACGTTGACGTTGAACCAGAGCGTAGCCTCGGTCGCGTTTCTGAATCCCATCTCACTCACGACCGCACCGCCTGCGAGTTCTCGGCGTACGCGTCGGCGCGAGCTAGTGCCTCGGTATCGAACGGGCCAACGGGCTCGCTGTCGAAGAAACAATCGTCGCCGTGTTGGTCCTGCCAATACCACGCGTCATTCTGAAGCGGAGTGCCGTAGCTGTCGGTGACGGTGTCGAGCCGGTGCGGGCCAACGTAAAAGACACTGATCATCTCAACCTCCAGGTCATCCGCTGTTTGAAGCCCCCGTGTGTGATGAGCCGCGTGGCCGTTCGCGCCCTGAGTCTGCCCGCAGGCAGCACCAATGGCACGCGAAGGTTAAGAGGTTCCACGGAAGCTTCAAGCGGCGGGTGTTCTAGAGGGGTACGACTCATCACGCCGTCAATCTAAGTCCGAGGGCGATGGTTGTCAAGAAGTATTTTCATGGATCACTGATTTGGGGAATGTGCTATTCTCCCTCTATGAAAACTGAGGAACCGATGAGGCAGCAATCGCGGCACTCGTACCTGTCGTCTCGGCAAGCGCTCAACCGAGAGATCGGCGAACAGATCAAGCGCGCAAGGAATCGGGCTGGCGCTGATCAGAAGACGCTCGCCAAGGCAATCGGCTATGCGTCGGCAAACGCGATTTACATGATGGAGATCGGAGCGAAGATGATTCGCGCGACTGACCTTGTCAGGATCGCGAACTTCCTCAACTGCACGGTGCGGAGCCTGTTCCCGAAGGGGAGCGTGCGATGAGCCGAGGGGCGATGGTGACGGTTCTCCCGGATTACCAAAACAAAGCCGACGTGCTCTCCGATGCGCAGACCGTCGCGCTAGCAGGATGCGGCAGCGAGTGCCCGAAATCGACGCCGCACGGGATTGATCTGTGCCATCGGTGCAACGCGCTGTTTGTTCGCCTGCTGTGCATCGCGGCGCACTGGAATCAAAAGGCGCGGCAGGAAGGAAGAACGTGAGTCCAGTCATCTACGGCCAGTGGTCCCTGACCAAGGATGTGCCGGTGCCGGATGAGATGGATGCGTGGCTGAATGTGTTGTGGGAGATTCGCGCGCTCGGCAGGACGATTACGGACCTTCGTGCTTTGCAACGCCGGGACTTGGACCCGAAGCAGCGCCCGCACGCTTGGCTCCGCATTCCGCCGCCGTGGCTGGAGGGGAAGTGAGCGTGTACATCAAAGCCAGGGCGTGCACCGGCAAACGCGCCAGAGCACTAAGATTGCAACTCTGGCAAGCGGATCGACGCTGCTACTGGTGCCATCGTCCGACGCGGCTAGTCTCCTCTTCGAATGGTGTTCTGCCGGATGACGCCGCGACGCTGGATCACGTGATTTCGCAGTACCAGCGGTCAGCCAACACACCGACGCGCGTTGTGCTTGCGTGTCATCGATGTAACCAGCGCCGCGCCGACGAGGAGACGGCGTCAATCCCGATCGAGCGACGCCACGTTGTCTGCAATAGCCCTCCGCTTCCGAAATGCGAGAAGTGCGGCTATGCCGTACGACCTGATCGCGGTTGTTGGGGTTGTCCGAATGGACTACGCAAGGATCAGAACGCGCAGTAGCCGAGCAGGAGGGCGACCTAGTGCGAACCGTTGCAATCGTCGGCTCCCGCCGATGGAAAGACTACGACGCATTCTGCGAGGCGATGCCGGCACTTGGTGAGTACGACCACGTCATCTCCGGTGGAGCGCCGGGAGTGGACTCGCTCGCGGAACTGCTAGCGCAAGCACTCGGCAAGGCGTTCACGAAGTTCCCGCCCGATCCGAAGAAGCCCTTCACGATCGCCGCGCACGAGCGCAATCAGCGAATCGTGGACGCGGCTGATGCCATGATCGCGTTTCCTGGTCCGCGCTCAACCGGTACGTGGGACGCGATCCGGCGCGCGAAGAAGAAGGGTATCCTGGTTGTTGAGTTGAAGGCACCGGTTTAGCCGAGCCGAGAGGATAATTACTCGTTACTGACTGCCGTCAGTAAAGTTGTGCTGAACGGGAACGGGTTGAAAACGAGCCCTCCTGGATGCATCGCGCGGTGAGAGTCGATCTCTCGCCATTCCTGAACGAGAATCCCCTCCTTCTGCTCAATCACGCCTTCCTTCTCGGCCCACGCCAATGCGACCGAGTAGTGACGCTCCCACGCCTCGGCCATAAGGAGCGTGCGCAGCGCCTTTGACTGCTTAGGATCGGTGACTGCCGCGTCCATGATCGTGAGGATGCCGCCGATGAGCCGCTGCGTGTAGTCTCGCACCTCGCGGATGGCGAACAGTCTGGCGTTGTAGGTATCGACGATAGGGGGGCGTGGATGGGGTGACGATGTGGCAGGTACCTGGGCTGGTAATCCTTGCGGTGTGTCCATTTCTATTCCTTTCGGTGCTGCTCTGTTCTTTTCTCGGCTCGGCTGCGCAGATAGTACCAAAAGAAAGGCCGCGAGTCCCGAGAACTCAGCGGCCTGGGCAGCTCGCGACGAGGCGAACCGAGAATGTCCCGCCGCAGAGAGTAACCGAAACGCCTGTTGACATGCAAGCCCGCAGAAGCGTACCGTTCGCCGCAGAATGTTCCCACGGCATACAAAGCGACCGAACGCAAGCGGCCAGCCGTGGCGGCGGGTTCTCATCTCTCGCGCCGTCATCCCGAGCGATATTCACCGACTCGATCTCCGCGGAAATCCGGGCTCCGGGCTGGTAGTCGATCCAGCAACCGCAACCTACGTCCCGGTCCAAATGGTGCTCGCGCCTAGCGCGCTCAGAACAAACTAACGCGGAAGAGGGTCATCTAAGCTTGCGTCTGCGTGCTCTCAGAACAGAGCACCTAGGGATCGGTTGCATATACCCGCTTTTGAATTGCGAGAGACACCGAACGGCGTAGAATGGGGCGTGAAAGCGAGGATGCGCATGGATGTCAGAACAGGCGAGATCGCAGCGCTGGACGAGTTCACGAAACACCTCACGCCTCCGGAGATGAATCAGTTCATCAGGCCGCTTGATATCGATTTGCTGCGGAAGACAAACCCCAGCATCGCGAGGATTCTGGAGGAGACGGGTCGCGCTCAGCTAGTTCCGAGATCAAAGTGTCCGTGCGGCAGTGGCAAGCGCTTCAAGTCGTGCTGCATGCAGAAGTTTAAACCCTCTCGCTCTCTCCCCGAATGAACTTGCGGCAGAAGGAAGGTAGGACCGAATGAACGGATCGATGAAGATTGGACTGCGTGACGTACCGTTGCTGCACGACACGGTGCTCTGCGCTCATACGCCTTGCCTATCCTGCACGCTGGCCCAGACCGAGCAGCAGCTCGCCGCCCTAACCCTCCGAGTCGAGCAGGTGCGGATCGACGAGTTGCGGACCATCGTCGCTGAACAGATCAACAGCCTAACGTCACTGGATGTCCGGCACAACGATCTTTGCCTCCGAGTCGAAGCGCTGGAGGAGGCCGAACTCGCGAATCTGGACGGCGTCGAATCTGTCCAAGAAACGCACTAAACCGTGCGGATAGCGCACACAGTCTGTTAACGGCCATTATGTCAAAACGATGCTTGGCGGCAAGTGCTGATGGTACAACAGTTAGCCACGCCCACCCGCATCTTTCGTGACGGCACTAAGGTTATGCAAGGCGGCTGAGCCGTCGAATCCCCACGATACCCGCCAGCCTGGCAGAGACTTCACCGAACGCACCCTGTTCTGATCAGGCGCGACGAGTCCGCAGCCCGCTCCGACCTATCCACCTACCAGCCTGACCGCAGCACAGCCGACACCAGCGTGCGCGGGTTGGGTGGGGAGGTGGGGAGAGGGACCGAGCACCGCGACAGGCCCATGCCCATGCCCCACAGGGGCGGGTTGCGCAGCAGACAACGATACGTCCTCTCGCTACACGCACGGAGTTCTAGAATTTCGGAAGGCAAGAGGGATGGGGTGCGTGGTTCCTAATCTGGTAAGTTGAGGTGGTGACGGAATTTGTCACCCCGCGTGAACGACCGGAAGGGCTGCGGACTCGCGGGGAAGCCTACGGGATCTCGTCCGGAGGAGTGTCAGCGGCGTAGATTGTGGCGAGAATCTCTTCCCACTTGTAGGCGAGATATTCGTTGCCGGCGCGGAGGAGAGACTTCGCGAGGTTCATCTGCGCCGTAGAGAACCAATCCTTCAACTCGTCGAGCGCTTGCGACATGGACCAGTTCATGACGTGGACGAGTTCGTGAGCGCAGGTTCGCCACACGTCACGGCGTGTTTCGTTCTCGAATAGACCGCGGCGAATCTTGAAATCGCAGGCGTACATATTGGCGCCGCAGTTGTCACGGCAGACCGCGCACCATGCACCGTCATCGTCGGAGATGTGATCGAGGACGCGGACGCGAAAGACGATATCGCGAAGCCGTAGCTTCTCCTGCCAGTAGGCGATGTGTGTGCGGAACTCGGCGACGATGGTTTCTTCGGTCCAGGCCATTTACTCCGTCCTCCATCCTGCGCGTTTGGCGATGTGCTTGATGCCCTTCACGGTGTGACCGGCCAACTCGCGCGACCCGTCGATGAAGAGCTTCAGCACTTCGCCGGCGTCCTCGTTGACCTCGAAAGCGAATGGCTTGCCGCGCGAGAAGAACCATGTGCGTTTCGCCGGGCGATAGACGATTCTCATGGGTAACCGCAAGCGGGCGGATCTTTCGTGACCCCGCTCGGATAGCACGAGAGATCGTGAACATGGTCGCTTCGTTCTGGTAAGTGTCGCACCATCGCGTGCGCAACCGGCGTCTCCTCTCGCAAGAGGACCAACTGACACGCTAAGCATTTCCAATGGCCGCCATTTTCTGCCGTCCTGCCGTCAGGTAAGACAGTCAAGAGCGAATCCGTGCGCTTGAAGTAGATCGCCCCGACGACGAACGCCTTCATCGTTTCCCCTGACCTGCCGCAACAACCTCCGTGTTTGTCGGCACCGCGAGATTTACGGGACGCAGAGGACCAACTCCGCACTTCGGGCAAACCGTTTGCCGAACATTTTTTCGGCTGTTGTATCCGCAGGCTTCGCAATCGACTTCGGCGTGCGCTACGACGGCATCGAACGGGACGACGTAGACGTACGTAAAAGTTCCGTCGCTCGCGTCGAGCCGCACATCCATCCCGATCTGCGCGACTAGCACGAAGTCACCTTCCTGCACATCGGTTGTGATGATCGTTCCGTACGCCGTCTTTTCGGACTTGCCAACGCCGACGACGAGCGCCCATCCAGAAGACTTGCGCTTTGCAGCTTCCTCGGTTCCGAATTCGATCTTCGGTGCGCCCGTAATCTCGCGGCGGTAGTCGTAGAATTCTTCGTCCGTTTCCCGATGAACAACGATCTTCCCCGGCTTTGGATGGAGCGTCTGTTTCACTTGGTCTTTCTCCTGTACGGTCGTTTTTTGAACGTCGGATCACCGTATCTCACGGCGGCCATGTAGTGCTTGCTGCAAAGGTCGTAGAACGGCTCCCTGAGGAGTGCTCTCGCCTCTTCGGTGAAGGTCGCGCTGCTCACGCGAGCGTGTTTCTTGCGCCGATCACCGAGAGAGCAACGCGGCACCTTCTTCAAGAGGTAGGTGCTCCGCAGCCATCGCAAGTAGCGCGATCACCTAACGTACGACCGCAATAGCGACAGGGCCCGCGCGAGGGCACATTGTACCCACCCGAATTGATCTCGCCTATGAGAGCGACCGTGCTTGCTGGTGTTCGGTTCGGTGCGGCGTGATGCTTCGATGCCTGGCTCTTCAACTCCTCTAGCAGAACGTTCAGCATCTGTTTTTCACGCGCAGTGAGGATCTTGGCATCTGCCAATTGTTGCATCAGTTATGGTTTCAAGTCGTGAAATTACAAGCATCTAGGTTGTTCTGTCAAGCGGGAACTAAGTTTTGAGCCCAAATTTCCAAACGGGTACGAGAATTGACGGCAGCATGCCTGTCTCAGGCAAACGGGCGAAAAGGTTCTCCTTCGACGAAGTAACGATAGCGGTTGGTTTGGCCGCTGGCGCACGCACTGCCGAGATTGCGGCCTCGCTCGGCATCACCGATCGCGCCGTTCGCTACAAGGTCACCGGCTCGAAGCACCTCGGCGAGCTTGTCGATGCCATCGGACCACTCCTCGCGTCCTCGAAACGCGAAGTCAAGGAGATCGACCCGAAGAATCTAGACAAGGAGTTGGCCGGGCTCACGAGTCAATCCGTTGCAGCCCTCCGCGCGACGTTGGAGAGCACGAGCAACCCGAAAGATGCAGCCACGCTCGCGCTGTCGGTCATCAAACAGGTTCGCGAGCAACTCAGCGGAGGCGAGCGGCCAGAGGATCACAGGCTGTACACCCTCTCCGAAGATACGCTGCGCGCTTTCGAGGACGATGTGCTGATCGATCGTGATCTCATTGCTCGCGCGAGGGCGCTGGAGGTTCCGTCCGGTGCCGCAAACTGAAGCGCTGCGTTCGATCACTTCAGACACGCGCGCCCTTCTGCGCGCGAGGATGGACGCGGACCCGTGGTACTTCGCGAAGTTCGTCTGCAAGCGCGCCGCGAAGGCTGTCGAGCGCATCCACCGACCGCTGCTCTACCTCTACACCGGTCACGCCGCACTCCTCGCCGCGACGCTCGACGATCCGCGCTTTGACAGCCACATCACGCAGCAGGTAAAGGCGGACTTCGGCGCGCAGACGCCGCCGATCGACTGGAACAACCCCGCGCACTTGCCGCGCATGAAGGCTCGGCTCCGGCGTGTGCGCATCTCGGCGGGCCGCGGGCTCGGCAAGTCAACGTTTGCCGACGTGGCGGATCTATTTGACGGCGTTATTGATCCGAACATCACCATCGGCATCGGTTCGAAGTCCGATCCGTACGCCGAGTCGCGCGTCATCGCGATCGGCGAAATGGTGTTGTCGAAGGAGTTCGCATTCTGGTACCCGGAACGTGTTCCGCTCAACCCGCGAACGGATATCACGGCGGTTGCGATTGAACTTGCCGGGCGCACCGAAGTCACGACCGAGGCCACGATCGAAGGCCGAGGTATCACATCGCAGTGGCGCGGGCGGCACTACCGAAAGTTGCGCCCCGATGATATAGCCGGAACGGAGTACGGCGAGGCGTCGATCGAGGACGCAGTTGCGTTCATCTCCGGCATCGACGCGATTCAGGTTCGCGAAGCATTCGGTGAGAGCCGCGAAATCTACATCGGCACCATCTCCGGCGAAAACGACGATCACACCTACCTCGCCGCCGATCCAGGCGTGATGATGATCGTCATGCCGATCGAGATTCACGAAGGCGGTACGACCGTTGAGAACATCTTCACGGATGGCGTTCTGACCATGCCGGAGGAAGGCTGGTTCACGCGCGAGAAGGTCAATGATCTAAAGCGCAAGGCACGCGCGAATGAGGACCATCTGTCGCTGCGCGCGCTACTTCAGAACTTTTACATGACGCTCCTGCGTGACGGCGGCGCGAACCTATTCACGCCGACGATGCTCAACGCCGCGAAGGGCATCATCTGGCACTTCGACAAGGATCTACAACGCGAAGTGCTGCTGATCCCCAAAAAGGGCCGCGAGAAGACGCAGCGCGACCGCTCCAAACCTGACTTCAACGCTGACGACTGGAAACTGATCGATATCGCTGCCTTGCCGGCGAGTGCTCGCGCGTGGGCGGCGGATCAAAGCGTCTCGCCGACAGGTGACCCGTGGGCGTTTGCGTACATCGTACGTGATTGGGAGGGCGTGGATATTCTCATCGCCTGCGTCACCGGCAACGGCTACGACAAACTGATCGACGAAGCGCCTCGCTTTGATAAAAAGTGCGGCTTCCCGCGGCAAATCGGCATCGACACGAACGCGACGCAGGGCATGACGGTCGAATGGATGGGGCGCACGCCAGAGTATCAGGCGATGGCGCGGCGACTCGTCGAGATGAAGTCGAGCGGCGAAGCGAAGGACCACCTGATCCGCCGCTGGATTGCGGGGCGCATGCTTTCAGGCGATTTCTACGTCAACCCGCGCCTTGTGAAATGGCTTTTCGAAGCGAGCCGTTACGCGCCGCGGAAGCCCGATGGAACGCTCAAGCGCAATTCGATCGATGACCAGCTCGACGCCACTCAAATGGCTTGTCAGTTGCCGAAACGCCCGCCTTCACCGCAGCAAATCGAGGAAGATTCGGCGCGTGCAGCGCTGGAACGCGCGCGCGGAATGGTTCCGAGCGGCGCCAGCGGCGGCATCGACAAATCGAACTGGATGGAGTGCATGTGGAACGCAGCGTGAGCGTCATGCGTCGCCCTGCTGAGCCGAAAATGTCCGACGTGTTAACCCTCGCCCGGCACGCGCGGACTCCTCGTTTCTCGGCGGGACGACGGATGACGTCCAAATGAACGCGAACGTAGAAAACGACCCAATCCGGCCTCTGTTGGACCGCAAAAAGCCGTCTGCGGAGATCGTGACGGATGAGAGGTACGGCTACGACCGCGTGTATCCGGCTGAGGATGTGCTCGCGGAGATGGGCGATCTCTACGCGAAGCAAATCGAGGACGGCGACAAGGCATTCGAACCACGTTTCCGCGCGATGCGCGCTGCCGAGGACGCGTACGAGGCTGAGATGGCCTCAGAAACCGAGAACATCATCACCGCACCGCTCGGAAAGACGATCATCAACCAGCAGATCGCGTGGATCACGAATCAGATCCTTTCGAAAGATCCCTACGTGACGTGGAAGCCGCTCGACGGCGGCGATTACGAGGTGCCGGTCCAAGAAACAGGCTCCGTGACTCCCGTGTCTGGCGCTGAGGGCATTCCGCCGCTCCCGATGTACGACACCGAAACTCTGGCGAGCGACGACGTAGCCCGCAATCTACAGGATCTCTTGCAGTATTACCTCTCCGCCGTCGAGCCGTTCGAAGAAACCCTCGAAAACACCGTGCATGCGATCCATGTCGGCGAGAATCCGACCTATTGGCGCGTCGATTATGATCCGAGCGTACTCCACGCGAAGACGAAGAACTTTCAGCGCGACGAGGCGTCTGGACTGCTCAGAATCATGGGCGTGTCCGATGCCGAGCTCGCCCCGAAGAGCGTAGTTTGCCTACGTCACGTCTCCGGCTACAAC